TTATCGTTCAATATCTTCAGGGCTCAACCTGTGTATGGGCTGCTGAGGTTGACGACAACATCATCTGCATATTCGGCATCGTGACTGGGACCTTAATCTGCTCCGCTGCCTATCTTTGGTTCATCGACACCCCAAACCTCGATCGATACAAATTCGTCTTCGCTCGGCATTCGAAGGAAGTCATCGATGAAATCCTCACTCAATACCCACTAATCATCGGCCATTGCGTCCGCACCAACCCCGACTCCCAGCGTTGGCTAAAATGGCTCGGTGCCAAATTCACCTCCCCCATTGGCGAACTAGTCCCGTTTGAAATAGGAAAACCATAATGGCCGATCCAGCAACTATCGGCATGATTAGCATGGGGTCCACCCTCATCGGCGGGATCATGCAAGGTGAGGGCAAGAAGCAGTCCTACGAAGCCCAGTCGCGGGTGTATAACTACCAATCTCAAGTAGCCAAGATCAACTCCGACATCGATAAGCAAAACGCAGACTATGCAATTAACAAAGGCGAGCAACAAGCCGTAATCGCTGGGATGAAGGGTGCGCAGGAATTTGGTCATATCAGAGCCGGCCAAGCAGCTTCAGGCTTTGACGTAAACACAGGTTCCAATGCCGATGTTCAAGCTGGTCAGCGTAAGATCACGGCAATGGATATGGATACGATTCGTGCCAATGCATCTAAGGTAGCCTATGACTACAACGTCAAATCCGTCGAAGACATAAACCAAGCCGGGCTCTATACCATGGCCTCATCCAACGCTAGCCAAGCTGGGGACTTAGCTTTAATGTCCAGTCTTGTCTCCACTGCCGGATCCGTCTCCGACAAATGGCTCTCTGGTCGGCAATCAGGGTTGATCAATGGCTAATGTCCCATACTCAGGCGTACCAAGCGTAGCTCCTGAAGATGCACCAGTTCCACGCTATTCCGCTGATACTCCAACCGCTGCATTTGGCGGTGCCACAGCCCAGGCCTTAACCGAACTCGGTGGCAGCTTCCGCGAGGTCGGCAATGAGCTTTGGTCCCGTGCTGATGCTATGCAGCAGCTTAAGAACCATAGCGAAGCCAACGCCGCAGCAGCAGACTACGCTGAACAAGCAGGTAAGGCCCATGCGGACTTCAGCGCATTGCAAGGCAAAGATGCGGTCGAGGCCTACCCAGGTTATATCGATGGTCTAAAGAAGACCCGGCTTGATATCCAGAACGGCCTATCTAACCCAATGTCCCAGAAGCTATTCGAGAGTGAAAGCTTCTCCACCATGGGCCGGACTATCTTCAATGGCGCTGGCCACGCAGCCTCTGAGAACAAAAGCTATTCCATTGGCGCATCCGCAGCCCGAGTCCAAGCCTCCCGCAACGCCGCACTCGTAGATCCAACCGATGAGAAAGGCTTCAACGAACATGTCGCCACAACCATCAAAGAAACCACGGCGCAATGGCAGCAAAAGGGTGCGGACGCCGACACAATCGACAACGCCAATCACAAAGCCGTCTCCGACCTGTGGTATGACCGCATTGCCGGGCTCGCCAGACAACAACCCTTCATGGCAGATAAGCTTCTCAGCCAAGCCACAAAGGACGGAAAGATAAATGGCGAAGACATTGGTCGGCTCACGTCGATTGTCCGCGACGCTACTCACACAGTTGGTGCACGTAATATATCTAGCGAGGTTATGTCGGGTAGCGATCTTAGCTGGGGATCGAAGCCAGTTTCAATGCCACAAGCGAAGCTTGCAATTGGCACTTTCGAAAGCGGTAACAACTACCAATCGCTTGGAGTTCAAACTTCCCACGGGAGGGCCCTTGGTCGATACCAAGTGATGGAGGAGTTTCTTCCAGACTTTTTAAAGCAGGCTGGAATGCCAGCGATGACTGGAAAGGAGTTTCTTCAATCGCCAAGTGCTCAAGATAAGTTGTTTGAATCCGTGTTTGGCAAATACATGACCAATGGCGGATCATTCAACGAAGCCGCCTCGAAATGGTTCTCTGGCAAATCCGTAGCCGACGCAGGTAATGCTAAGGATGCCAATGGGACTACAGTCCCAGGCTATCTACGTAACACTAACGCAATCCTAGCCCGCAACGCTGGGCTTCAGGATCAGATCGCCTCGGGTCGGACTAAAGCCGATGCCATGTCGCCGAATGATCCCCTCTTGGCCGACTATGCCGAGTCGCGTATTATCACCGATCACAACATGACCCTAGCGGCCAAACGGGATGATGATTATAAGAATCGCCAAACAGTCGAAGGTGGTCTCATCGGTGGAGACAAAGGAGGCAAGATCCCAACCACTGTTGAGGAGTTGAAGGGCCAAGGCCCTGAAGTCGAAGCCGCTTGGCAAAAGATGCAGGATAGTGACAAACGCCGATACATGACTGTACTTGCCCACAATGCCAAAGGCGATACGGCTTGGACCCAAGACAACTTGATCGAATACCAACGCCTAAAGGGCATGGCCCAATCTGACCCAGCGGCGTTTATGGACACGGATGTAGTTGGTGCAGCGTTGCCGATGTCCGCCCGGAAGGAACTGGTCAACCTCCAGATCTCCAAGAAAGCCAATGCCGAGGCCGATCCTCGAGTCATGCATGCCCTTCAAATCCTCCGCCCAACGATGGAATCGGCACAAATCACCCGCAAGGGCGACGCTGATGGCTACGATCGATTCGTTGGCTCGCTTCAAAATGCCCTTGAGTTCTACGCCCAAGATAACAAGAAGCCAGCCGATGCCAAGGCCATAACCGAGATCGGTCAACAGCTTCTTCAACGGGTCCCCGGGACAGGTTACTTTGGGTCCAACTTTAGCTCCGATCCAGTCTACAACGTCAGCGTCCCAGACAAACATCGCGCAGCCATTGTTCAACAAGTCCAAGACGAACGTGGGATTATGCCAACGGACGACATGATCCAACGTATCTACGCCGGCCAAGTCCTTCGGCAGCTACAAACCAAAGGCAAAGCTGATGGCCGATGACGATCTCGACTACACCGGCACGATCCGCAACATCTATGGCGCTGGCGCATCATCACGCGTTGCGGCGAATGCTGATGTTAACCCTGATGACTCCGCACGGGCCTATCAGCTTGAGAAGGTGACTGGAATCCCAGCATCGATCATCTCTGGTGATCTAGAATCCTTTGAACGAAACACCAAGGTCGCCGCATCGAATGTGATCGTAGGGCGAAATCAATACATCGCCGACTTCGTTCAACGGCATCCGCTCAATAGCCAGATATTCAACGACTCCTATGGCGAACTCGATAAGCTCTCCGATGGCCTCACCGGCCTTGGCAAATCATTCCGTGAAGGCTTTGGCGATCAGCCAATCAACACAAGGAAGTTCTACACTGGTTTTGGCTCCGACGAAGAGTTTGCCAAAACCTTCGACATGACCGGAGGTAGTCACGCCGCAACGTCCGCATACGGAGCCTTGGGCCAAATCGTAGGTCTAGGTGAAGTTGGTTTCGAAGGCCTATCCCGGTCAATCGGTGGCGCAATCCACGCCTCACATTACATGCTCGAATCCGTCGGTGGCAAGAAGCTGGCCGATGACGTAGCTGGCATGGCCGAATACTCTATGATGCGAGGGGATATCGGCGTCAAAGGCCTTGGTGGCGGAGCCGAAGGGCCAATGCAGGTCCTTGCCAAAGCCCGTCCTTGGCTTGCCTCAGATAAGGTTCCACCTGCTGGTATCCACCCAGAGATCGACAAGCTCAAAACCGAACTCAATCAATCTGCCCTCGACCTCCTTGATGAAAAGATCAAAGACGCCCAAGCTGTCCCTGGCCGTGAACGTGCGCCTGAGCTTCTTCGTGACTTCGTGGATCAACACACCAATGGCGCAACCATGGGGATTAGTGGCGAAGCGGCGTTGCGCCTTTATGGCGATAAGCTTCCTAGCGCTGACGACGGGATTCTAGGCTGGGTGCCCAATCTCGCTGAACAGCTTGAGGTGGCTAAGGAGACAGGGGCGGATATTACAGTCCCAATGGCGGACTGGATTGCCAAGGTTGACCCTGAGGTACACAAGGCGCTGCATGATGATCTACGGGTTGTGCCGGAAGGGATTACGGCGAAGGAAGCTGAGGATCTAAAGGCCGCACCGCCACCTATCCCGACCGTTGACGAGACCATTCCAGTAGTCCGTGCCGCAAATGGCATGGAGCCGATGTTTTCAATCGGGGATAGGAAGCTTGAGCTTAAGCGGCTTGCGTCTGAGGGTGGAACCTTTGGTCCCGAGCAAGGCTTCCATGACTTCGACATGATTAATGAGAACGGCCAATCAGTTGGCACTATCAATCTCAGTGAACAGAAAGGCGGCAAAGATCTCTACGTCGAAATGATTAACGGCCTTGGGGAATACTACAACCCCAATAACTTCGGGCCAGCTTTAATGCGATCATTGATTCGCCAACTCAAAGCCGAATTCCCCAATGCCGAAACCTTAACCGGTCATCGCATCTCTGGTGCAAGGGAAGCCGCTGGAGTGGAGATGTCTTCGCCATTGGCTAAGATTAAGCTTAGTGAGTTTGATACCGATCCATCTGCCACTGACAAACAATTCCGCGACCTCACCACCGGAACCTGGGTCGAACCATATCCCGGCTACAACGTCTTTGCCAAGTTTGGTGAGAATCGTACAAGAGTTGAAAATCAGACCATCAATGACATTCTTAACGACGCGGATCGAATCCTCTCACGCTCGACTAAAGTCAATTTCGTCGACTCCATTCAATACCCCGGTGGTCGTGCATCAGGCTTGCATCAGAAGTTCCGCGATGGCCGCAACCTAATCATGATCTCCCTCGGTGCGGATGATCCTGCGGCGATCTTCAGTCATGAAGCCGTGCATGGATTGTGGGATAGGTTCACGGATGAAGAACGTGGAGTGCTTAAAGCTGCGTCCGAAGCTGAAGGTTGGAATCAGCGGTTCGATATCGACAAACGCTATAAGACATTAGATTCCCGAGGCAAGCTCGAAGAATCCGTAGCTGAAGCATTCCGTACTTGGCGAACGGAGAAGGGCCAACGAGATCCAGCGACGTTCACTGCTGTGGATCGGATATTTGAAAAGCTTGATCAACTAATTGAGGCCATCAAAGGCCATCTCCGTCGGGTGCTTGGGGCTGAACCAACCTATCAAGACCTGTTCGGCAAGATCGAATCTGGCGAAGTCCGTGGACGTGGTGAGCAGCTTGGGCCGGAGATTGGATCTGAGCCTGCTCAAATGGCTGTACGACCTGAAGATAAGCTTACTCTTGATCCACGTCGTAGTGATGAAACTTATAATTCATATCGTATTCGTGATGTTAATGGAAAAGAGGTTGGGGCGTTACAATTACATGGTGCTAAAGATGCAGAGACTGTAAACGTTGGCTGGGCTTCATCTCGCAAATACGGGCAAGATTTATCTACTGCTCAGATTAGAGATATCGTAGAGCAGATTAAACAGCAATTCCCCAATGCTAAGAATATTACAGGCGAACGTATTAGTGGGGCCAAACGAGGTCCTGTTGATATTAAACTATCCGCTCCTCTCGAACCCGGCTCTGGCACCGAAGCCTCCCCACCATTCCGTGCGGCTAAAGACATAGCCATGACCGTGCCGCAGTATCAGCGGTATATGAAGTTGATCGAAGCGAGGCAACAGGCCGATCTGGCTGCATCCTCACGTCGAGTCCTTGCGGATCAAACCAAGCGCCAAACCGCGGATTGGAAGGCTAAGTCCGAAGCCATGCGCCCGGACGTGCTCCGTGACATCAACGCCCGACCAGACGTTGCCGCCGACAAGTTCTTGGCTAGTGCTGAGTTTAATGGGAAGAAGCTCGACAATACCTATAAGCTCGACCGTGAATCCCTGACCAAAGAGCAACTCGCCGCCTTGCCTAATGATTACATCACCGGCCGAACTGGTGTCAAACCCGACGACATCGCCCATCTCTTTGGTTATCCGACTGGAGATCAAATGGTCGCTGGGCTAATCCGCCTCAATGAAACCCGCAAAGCCACAGGCCTCGGCAAAGAGCGATTCCAACGCCATCTAATCGACGTAGAAATCGCCCGAAGGATGGAAGTCGAACATGGATTCCTTGAAAAGAACATTCTCGAGGAGGCTAAAGATCAGATCCTTAGCCAAAACCAACTCGACCTACTCCACGAAGAGACTCACGCCCTTGCAGGAATGGCAGGCTCAACATTTGGATCAATCACCAAGGACCAACTTGTCTCTGCGGCTAAGGAGAAGTTCGACGCTCTTCCTATGCGGGCAATAGATAGTGACAAGTGGTTGCGGGAAGCGGGGAAGCACGGGAAGAATGCCGAGCTAGCCTTGCTTAACAACAAGCCCGCTGATGCCTTTACCTCTAAGCAGGCGCAGTACTTCAACACTATCTATGCCCAATTTGCCCGAGACGTAGAAAAGGCCAAAGCCAAGCTCGACAAAGCTGCAAAGCCATTCCGCAAAGCTGACGTCAAAGGTATCGAACCCGAATACCTAAACCATATCCAAAACCTCCTCCAACAAATGGGGTACAAAGTTGGCCGATCATTGGAGAATATCCAAGAAAACCTTGATCGTCGACAAGCGACCTTGGAGGAATTTGCCGATGCCAAACTGGCAGAGAGCTATGGGTATAGGGATATTCCTATTGCTGATGTTATTGTTGATGGTAAATTGTCGACCGTGGATAGTCTTACCACTCATGACTTCATGGGTGCGAAGCAGACGGTTGACGCGCTGATTAAGAACGCGAAGGATGAGCAGAAGATTATTAAGGCGGGAGAGAGTGCGGATCGGAAGGCGGTGATTGATGAGATGAGGGATCACGTTGAGCAGTTTCCACTTAATCCAATCAACGCTACCAAGACCCGATGGGATAAGCTGAAGGACTTGCCAAAGACATTCCTTGCGTCCGTCACGAACATGGAAACCTTCCTCAACCGTATGGGGAACCGTGATCCGCAATCGGTGTTTAACAAGTACGTAACCTATCCCGCAGCCGCAGCAGCCAATCGTAAATCCGCCCTCCAGCGTGAGTTTGCACGGAAGTATCAAGCCATTGGCGAGATTGAGGATAAGGACAAACTCGTCATAGCGCCATTCAACGACCCAACCACTGGGCAGCCATTCATTCGCTTTACCCGGGGCAATGTAGCAACCATGTTACAGAACGCAGGTAACAAGGGCAATTGGAACGTCCTCGCCAAGGGCTATGGCGCTGACCCTGCTGCCTTAATGAAATGGCTTGAGGTCAACACTCGCCAAGGCGATTGGGTCCGTGCCCAGAAGCTTGGCAAGGATGTCTTTGGCGACCTAGTTAAGCTAGCCGATCAGGAGTATGAACACATCCATGGCATCACCATCGACAAAATCCCCCTCGAACCAATATCCAACATACATGGTAACTTTGAAGGATGGTACCATCCACTTATTAAACATCCCGATATTGAAGGTAAGTCTCCTATCCGAGATGGGGCTTATGATGACGGAGATTTCGGCCATATCAGTACTTCCAATGGATATACGAAGAAACGATCTGGAGCAGCATACCCTCTCGATCTAAATCCAGATATGACCCCTGTCCGCATCGGGCAGATGATTCATGATATCTCATTCAGGAGCTTCGTCCTTGAAACCCAAAAGCTATTCAAAGACCCAGGCCTATCCAACTCGATCACAGGTCATTATGGTGCGGAGTACAATGGACGGAACTTCCTCCTGCCATGGCTTAAGGCTATTGCTGGACAGGAATCTATCCCATCCAAAGCCGCAGCCAAGGGTAGGCAGATCAGTGAGTTCCTTCGACAGAACGTGATCTCAACCTACATTGGCTTTAACCCCTTCACTGCGTTCAAGCACGGACCAACTGCCCTAGTTATGTCCTCGCGCCAAGTCGGCACCACTAACTTTCTCCGAGCAGTCCAAGATCTCTACGGTCGATCACCATCCCTAACCGAGGCCAATCACGAGTTCGCCATGAAGTGGAGTGAGGAACTCCAGCGTCGTGAGCGCCATTGGCAGGATACTATCTTTGGTGCCCATTCGGAGATCGAGGGTGCTAAAGGTGTAAGGGAGAATATAATTCAAGCTGGCTCATGGCTAGTGGCCAAATCCGACATGTTCTCTGCCAAACCCACATGGCTCGCAGCCTATCGCGATGCTCAAGAACGAGGACTAGACCATGGCCCATCCATCGACGAAGCTGACGCAGCGGTGCGCCTGGCTCACGGCTCGACTGCGGTCACTAATCAACCTACTCTGGTCCGAGGTGGAGGTGCTCTCCACAACTGGCTTACTTCTGTGTATGGTTTTTTTGGTACTGTTATGCAGAGACGGATAGAGCTATGTCAAGACGTTCACGATACCTGGGGATTGTTTAAACAAGGTGATATAAATGGCATGGCTAAGAATATGCCTGGAATTGCAGCGGATATCTTCGCCTACGTCATCTGGCCCACCCTCGTCGAAGAATGGGTCACTGGCCTTACCACCGATGACAAACGAGGATGGCTAGAGCATGCCGCAACCGCATCCCTTCTTGGGCTTTCTTCATCAGTTCTCTATGCTCGTGATATTGTGCATGGTATTCTTAGCGGTCAGGATGTGGGTGTGGGGCTGATCTCCAGCCCCCTCCATGATATTGTCAAAGCCGCAAAGGACCTTGGCCGCAAGGACGCATTCACCAAAGCCCGAATGGGCAAGACGGTGGGGGACACTCTCACTGCCTTAGGTCACGGCACCGGTATGGCGCCAAAGACAGTCGACAACGCTATTCGCTTTGGCATCGATCTCGTTAATCAACAAGCTCACCCCAAGACATTTGGGGACATTGCACGGGGGACACTTAAAGGCACGACTAAACCAAGAGAGGAAAAGTAATGCAGACAAGTGCAGCTGGAAGACAACTGATTGAGGACTTTGAAGGACTATTTCTTCATTCCTACTACGACTCAGTTCACGTATTAACCATTGGCTATGGCCATACCAACATTGGCAATATCCCTCCGTATATTGCACCCGGGATGCAGATTACAAAGGAGGAAGCTGATCAGGCATTGAGTAATGATCTGGCTAAGTTTGAGGCAAGGGTAATGAAGATTATGGCACCTGTTACCTTGCAGCAATGTGAGTTCGATGCCCTGGTCTCATTTGACTTCAACACCGGGGATTTGCTCTCAAGTTCCATTGACGATGATATCAAATCCGGCCATGTACAACATGCTATGTCTACTCTACAACTCTACAATCATGCAGGAGGTAAGGTATTGGCTGGGTTAACACGCAGACGACAGGCTGAGAGATTGATGTTTCTTGGCCGAGTTGATGAGGCATTGAAGTTGGCGAAAGGACCGCAGACATGAACAAACCATGGTACTGGCCCGATACTCAGGGCTTTCTAGCAGTGGCGATCATTACGATAATGTCAGCTATTGTGCTGATCCTACTTCTCCACGCAGTGCAGATGACTGACACCGTTCAGGGTGTGCTGATGACAATCATCGGTGTGCTGGCTGGTACATTGAAGGAGGTCTACTCCTATTACTTCAGTTCATCCAGCGGATCGAAGGCGAAGGATGAGACATTGAAGGCTGTTGTGGAAGCAGTCGTGCCTCCCGTGGCAGCAAAGGAGGTAGATCATGTTGCGGTTCATTAGCCTATTGGTGATGATATTGGTGTCGACATCAGCATTCGCGCAGAACAAGCTCAAGCTCCCTATAGATCCCTTGGGGCTTAATGCTCGCCAAGCTCCAACCTCCAGCGATCCGTTGGAGAATATAATCGGTGCACTAGATGTGAAGCTACTAGACGACTTGAAGTATGCCAAGCTCATGGCCGATGCATCAGGGTCTAAGGTCACCGCACCGTGCTATGGTGCATGGATTGACTTGATCAACATTCGTCAAAAGGCAATAAACGGCCCTGATGGCCAACCATTACCAGTTCCTGATCCTGCGATCATAACCAAGTTCGAACGGATTGTAGAGCTTCGCAATGCCTTGCAACCTGATTCGGCATTCATGATTGCGTGTTCCCCAGTGGCATCTATGGTGAAGAAGGATATTGTTGGGTTTATTGGGATCGTGATCTCAGGCGGTGCTGGGCTTGCTACCTTGGTCCCTGGCTTATGATCCGCATCCGCTTCGTTCGCCATAAAGGCTTTGCTTGTGGCGCAATTGTCTGGCGATCTGGTATGGTGGGGATGCCTTTTATCCCCACCCATGCCGAATGCGTTACGCCGGAAGGGACTTGTATTGGGCAGTTCGGCCATGGAGGAATGCAAGAGCGGCCGATGGGATATGATGCGAAGGAGATTTATATCGATCGGAACTATGGACCATGTGCCATCGTAATAGAACTGCCAGTCAGCCAAGCCCAATCCGATCAATTCTACACCTCTGCCCGTAAGGCCATTGGCGAACCCTATGACTGGTCCGCACCTTGGGGCTTTCTATTCCCTGGCCATCACCATAAGAAATATCACTCAGTCTGCTCGGCAAAGATGTTCCTCTTGCTTCGCGAAGTCGGCTTCTTCCGTTGGCCAATCACAGTTCCAGCCCACCTAGTCGACCCTCGTGACCTAATGATGATCCTATCAACCCACGTGGAGATACCACATTGAGGAATGGAAATGGCCAATGACTTCTATGGGTTGAATCTGAAAGACGTTGCCATTGGTATACAGGGAGCATTTTCGGGGGTATTTATTCTACGCCGTACGAAGCTGAAGGACGTACTTGGAACTATCATAGTTGGTGCACTAACCGCTAACTATGCCGGTCCTGCTTTGGCTCGATATTGGAACCTAACCGATTACCATGACCTAATTGTTTACTTTTGTGGGTTAGGGGGTTGGGTCATCTGCCTTGGTGTACTTAGATGGCTCGACCTTTATTCGCGACCATACGAAAGGTCCAAGGAATGAATCTGTATGGATGGATTGATATCGCAGGGGTGGTTTTGGTACTGGTTGTAATGACGCTAACTGAGCATGATGTTATTAATCAAGTCGCACCAACTTGGCTTCAATGGCTACGTCGAGCATCACTTGGGTCATTGGTGTTTTTGCTTTGCAATGCCGTAAGGCAAGATGGTTCGACAATGTCATTGCGCTTGCTTGAATGGGATGGGTTGATTGTGATGATGATCAATGCCGTTGCGTTGTTTTTGCGGAAAACGCCGGATGAGAATGGAAGTCGGCTAACGACAAGTGTCCAAAGGAGCAACCGTGGAAGAACACATCAGGACGATTTGCCTCGTCATTAACACATTGGTTGGGTTGCCGATGTTGGGACTGGCAGTCCTTCGGGTGTGCCAAATTAGGGACCATCTTAAGTCTCGCCGATGACCTTATAAACCTGCTGCCCAGTCCTCTTATCCACCCCAATCGCCTGAATCTTCCCACTCCCCTCAAGGATCTCCACAATACGGAGGATTGAGTGCAGTGGGATTTTGTCTTTGGCGAAGTTGATGATACGGTGCTTTGGCACCCCTTTGCCCACGTCGGAGGTTTGGATGTAGTACATGATCTCTTCCAGGGCTTGGCCATCAGCGGAGCCTGCACCGGCTTTAAAGATCTGTGGCATTGCGGATTCGGCTTCAAGCAACCAACCCATTGCGCGATTGAAGTCTGCTTTTGTAAGGATGAGGCTGTTTGATTTATCTAGTGAGGCGATCATTGAAAGCTTATAGAGATGTGCCCGTCTTCGAGTAACATAGTGAATGAGTTTGGGGTGAGAAGGTATTGGGATCTCTCCCATACTCCGCCAGTTATTGACTGCATCCCTGTAATCTTCAGTAACTTCAAACTCCCCTGTGAGACTATTGATAATGCGTAGGTCGTATTCAAGTCCAGTTGAATGGTTGATGGTTTTGGGAGCAAAGTCATCGCCAACTATCCTTTCATCGCTGAAGATCATTAACAGTCGTGAGGTGAACCCTTGTTCCCAAGCACCCTCGGGCATGAACTTCATTAGGTTTGAGGGGGTTGAGCCGCATAGCATGTTGAGTTGGGGGGATTTGATTTTGATATTGTCGCCCTTAAACATCCGTCGGGATTGGGTATAAGGATCAGGGTCGTAGAAGGCGGATAGGCCTGCGATCATGTCATCTTCGTGCTTGTGAACAAAAGCACCAAGCTCATCAGCAGCAATATACATGCTATTATACTCAAGAGGCGGATCGGGAAGTCTAACCATAAAGCGTTTGCTTTGGACCAGACTATCAACAAGGGAAGCGAAAGTAAGACTGATAGGAGCAAGATGGAAATCTGGTAAGTCGATAACATAGGACCTCGCTTCACGGATGGTTCGGGTTTTGCCAACTCCTGGGTGGCCAAGGATTAACACGTAAAGGTTTGGGTGCATAGGCCGTGATGTCCGTACCCAAACCTTCTGCTCCACAACTGCTGCAATAGTACTAATCGCAGACCACTTCCTAAACAACAACGGGCTATCTAGATTTCCTGTCTGCTCGACGAAACTGTCTATCCAAGATTCCAGCTTCCGTTTGTCTTTGGCGATTATCATGCCCTTTGTAGTTGACGAGTCCGTTGGGATTCTTCCGTGCATCATATTTCCCTCGGTTCCAACCTAATTGGCAATCATATGGGATTGCCAATAGGCGACCGTTGTTGAGCGGCACCTCCACCGCGAGCATACGTTGTAGCTTCGGAACAACTTCATCTTCCATCTCCTCCGGGTACATCCATGTTGTTGCGTCGTGGTCTTGGGCCATGAGTATAGCTGGCCGCTGGCGCCATGTATTGAGCATTCCTCGGTTGACGATGTCGGCAAGAGACCCTTGCGGATCATAAGCAATCGCCTCACGAATCACATCCGCATCGTTCCGCCGACCTAAGAACCATCGCTTCCGCCCGACGAGGTTGACGATATAGCCTTTAGCCCATACCTGCGCCTTGACCCACGCGTGCCACTGGAGATGAGCTGGAAATGCGGTGAAGTACTTGGGTTGAAATTGCCTGACGACATTAACTGGGAGTTTTGACTGTTGAGCCAGAGTAGTAGGTTGTCCTTCATAGTTTGAGCCATGGCCAAGCTTCTTGCACATAAATCTATATGTATAATGGCGATAGTAGGGTGTCTCCGCAATATCCTTATCTTGGTCCAATACTCCAGTCCATTTAAGTTCTGGCCAACAAATTCGTGCAACTGCTGTATGGACATCACCGGAATCGACAGCCTCAAGATATGCCGGATCATTGAACAGGTTCCATTCTATTGCGCCGACGACGTAGGACTCGCCGGACTTTGCGTCGAATTTGGCGAATTTGAAGCCGGGATCAGCAATAAATACGGACCGGAGGGACTCCTTGATATTCTGTACATTGCCTCCGGTGCCATATTCTGAATACGAACTGCTAAATCGTCCTGTATTGGTCCCAGCAATATTGTAAGAGGTTCGCATCCGTCCGTCGGTATCGATGTCTGTTTTAAGTACCCCGATATCTTTACCCAATTCTCGCATTGCATTGAGGTGGGCGATGATTTGTTTGGTAACGGTGTACTGCTCCATCTTCTCCAAAGCATCACGATCGACTGTAGGCCTGCCATAGCGTTTGATCTCCGGGATTTGAAGGTGGGTGTAGAATAGAGCTTTAAGATCATCATTCGACCTCCAGTTAAACCACTTCATCCCCACACCTTCGAGGACAATGAGCGTTAACTGGCGTTCGAGTTGATCCAATGCGTCGTGGTATTCCTCAAGGACCTCATTTCGCCGGGCTTGGTCTACGAGGATGCCTCGGGCATTCATTTCGAGGACAGGGCCTTGAAGAGCCTTGGAGAATGCATACGTCTGTGCCTCCTCCATGGTTTGTTCGTTGTGGCCGAATTTGATTGCGTTCCAGACCTCGCTGGTGATGCAACAGTCCAGTCCGTTGTAGATTTGATCCTGCTCGAACGGAGTGAAGTCGTTTGGGTTGGAGGTTTGGGTGGAGATTATTCGTACCATGCGCCACGACACTTATATTGGCGGACATTGACTGCGAACTCTATCTCACGACGCATACTTCCATCTACTAAATTCAATTTCATATTCTGCGGCGCATTACATCGGCCATATCTTGCAGGCGTTAAGAATGCAAACTTAAACCATTTACAATGTGTACAAAGCTTCACTCGTCCCGCTTCACTGTTTCGTGTTTCTTCCGCATATGCTTCCATGATCCATGATCCGTATAAATGGAGCCCAGATAACCCAAGCCCTTCAAGCTTTCCGGCTGCCTCGCGTGGTGGGCGAGCATCGTGTCTTCCTTAACGCCTTTGACAAGAATTCCGTAGCTTCGCATGAGGAAGCCAATGTCGTAGACGCCGTTTTGGAAGAGCTTGGGGATTGAGCCATTCTCAAGAATTCGACGTATAATTTCCCAGCACTGTTGTTCATGCTGTGGAGTAGACCAATAACAACCTTTCGATGAACGGGCGTCATCGAAAGGTACAACGAGCGCAAGGTCGGCTCTGGGAGCGAAGCCAATGCACGTAATTCTGTTTCCGCTGGTCTCAATATCCACGCTGAGGAGCTCACATTGTTCAACGTGATCCACACAGAATTTGGTAATGTCTTCCAGCGTTGGTTCGATCCAGATCTCACAGTTCGGACGGATGATTTCGGCATATGCTGATTCCCTTTTGGCTTTCATTAGGTCCATTATAACCGTTGGTCGAAGCTCCCACTGTCTAAGGACTGCGGCGGGGTGATAAGTGGGGAGGAGCTTGAAGCCGGTGGCACAATGAGTCGAATAGAGAGTTGTCCCTCTAAGCTTACTAACTCCTGTCTTACCTGCCAGAGCCCAAAGAGGAGTGTTGCCGAGGCAAAGAATAAGGTTAGGATTATGAGCCAGAAGTTCCTCTCCAAGCCGCTCAAGCTCACACTCATGAACTCTACTGAGATATCCAGATTTGATAAGAGCTGGGTATCCGTGGATTCCGTCGGCTTTGGGTCCGCAGACATATTCGAGCTTATTGGCGTGAGGGTGGAAGTTGAGGACGTTGGTTCGGTGGATTTCATCGGCGTGTAATCTCCATATTGCATCAAGACAGTTGGGGTCGCGGGTGTCCCAATAACGTCTGAGATACGACTTATCCTCTCCCGTTAAGGAAAGGATTTGCGCTTCGTCGAGTTGGGTGAGGAGTTCGATGCCGGAAGGGCCGACTAAGGGTTGCTGAATGCGAGCTTCCTCAGATCCCCAAGCTTCGCCGACGATGACTAGGGGAGTCACGGACACATCCGCTCGGCTAACTTCGCATATCCCACAACATCCTCCCAATGCTGACGTTCTAGAGATTTGCCAGAGAGGATTCGGCTGAACTTGAGCGCAATCATATCCATTGCTTCACGTTCAACGTCGACGATATGGCTCCAGCCTGGAGATGAACGAAGGATTTCCTTAATTGCTTGACTAAGCCGTGCGTTCTCGCTAAAGTCTCCGTGAGTGGTTTCACGGACTTGGAGAAGGTTTGGCTTTGGGGCATAAGGCATATCGACTGGGAGTTCATATTGTGTAGGAAGGCCTAAGTTCTTCAGCATCTCGGTTACCTGATTTGGTTTGTTTACCATCTTGGCTCCATGTAAAATGGGAGGCCATTGCTGACCTCCCAAGGGTTAGTGGTTACTCGTATTTCATACGCTTAACTGACATAACATCTAAGTGAATTTGCTCTTCGACCTTTTCCAAGACTTCTTTCATCTTAGGAGAAAGATCAGCCTTCTTTGTTAAATAGTCATGCCAGTTAAACCAATCATTTAGCGTAATCGTCATTGGTTATTCCTCAACCGGTGCGGTTTTGCCGATATTGGCATAGACCGTGGTGCCATCGTCAGATGCAGAATGAACGATGCTCGCCACAAACTGGCAGTTAGGTGTATCGTCGATGCACTGCCGAGTGGACTTCTCCTCATCCGCCACGCCGCAATGATCCAAGAACTCCTGAAGCCGATAGACGGAATCAGGGGTGATGTAGAATGTAAGCCGCGTGGTATAGTCTTGCAGCGCACGCATGGTGCCATCTGCCTTGGTTGCCCATTCCGCAAGGGCCTCTTCGTCAACGTCGTCGTATGCGGAGAGGCATTTGCAGGTGAATTCCACGTATGGCGTCTGCTTCTTCGTCGACTTGTCATGCTTTGGCAAGCCTTGAACGGACCAAAGATAGGTGCCAACAGGCAGGGGCTTGGGCTTGTCGATCTGGGTTGAGGGCTTGTCGAGGATGTCAGAGATTTGATTTGCCATTTGGTTGTTTGCTTTCGGTTAGATTTTACGTGCTAGTGTAAGGGCCTTTGGTTTAACCACCTCAACCACCTTAGTGGCTTCGGCAACCTTTGGGGCGGCCCGGAGGACCCCAAAGAATTCTGCAAGTCCGATGTCGATTGGGTATGACTTTGCCATGTCGAATGGCTTTGGGTTCTTGAGGTCAATCATCGCCGTGGCGGCAGTTTGAATCGTTCGTTTACCTCCAACGGATTGACAGAGGGCAACGGAGTTAAAGTAACGAGGGATGATTGGCCCCAACGCACTCCCCACGCTTGTGGGATATCCTTTCTTTGATCCATCGGGATTCTCGATATATCGTATATGGCTCGTGACGATGACGTTGGTTCTAAAGCTTTCGCCAGTGACGAAGGCCAAGACACTCTCAATTGCATCCTGAGCGTCTTTGTAGACCGCCCGCGCATCGTACTTGCCATCCTTACCACGCGGGGCCAAAGGCTCGCGAAACGCAAATGCGGCGTCCGATAGAAACGTGAGGGAATCAATGACAAGGATGCAGTTTGATCCCCACTCGCTTGGTACACCAAGGTCAGTCTCACTCCCTCCATCGGTGTATTTCCAACGGTCAAGTAGTTTAACAGCATCCACAAACGCTTTGGGGGTACCGGCGATGACAGGGCCTTCGGGGCCAGATTTATATTTATCTCGAAGCGTGCGGTATTCGACGTTGTCGATCTTGTCTGGGGAGTCTCGGAGTATGAATTGTTTGAGCCCATCGAGGCCATTGTCCATGTCTAGGATGCGGAGGGAGAAGCCGGCAGAGACAAGGGAGGCGAGTGCGCCGGTTTTGCCAGAGCCAGAGTCGCCTTCGATAAGGAGTTTGGTGTATTCATTGCTCTGATGTTGGCTTAAGCTGGGCATCTGATTTCCTTTTGAAGTCTTGGCAACGGAATCTTGCGTCGGTTACATCTCCTGAGTTAACTGGTGATTGATTACACCGGCCTGTCCATTCATCAATTGGGGCCCATCCAGTGCATGTTTCACAACAGTTTGGAGGCCAACGCTGCCATGATGGTGTTGTGTCAGGATTTGGCAAGTAGCACCTCTGTGTATAAGGTTAACAAATCTCCATCACGTAGATCGAGCATTCCGGTATTAATTGCCAGTCGAATGGTCGTTGGCGAACCATATTCCGCACCGAAGCTAATGGTGAAGTGGGTTGGCGATCGGTCGGTGATGCGGGCTTTGAGCAGTGGGAGGATTATTCGTCTGGATTTATTTGACATATTTCTAACCCATCATCTTTGAGCCATTTCAATAGCTCTGCGGTGTATTTAGTCATGTCATAGCAGGGAAAGAAGTTCTCAAAGTATTCCAATAATGATTCCTCTATCTTGGCTTCAAGGGATTCCATCTCTCTTCCTCCGGTAGTTTGATAAAGTCGGCTTTTAAGAACGCTTCACGAACGGATGGGTCCTTACTACATACTCCACGAAACTTACACCCACCGAACTTGTCGCACGCCGTGTCATTCTGTGGCCAATAGTTGATAGTGGCGTATTGCTCCGCCATGTGGAGGTGGATGCGGAGGTCCTGAATCCACTCCTCGGTTTGGTGTGGGGTGCGGAATGTGAACCCACGTTCGAAGGCATTGGGTTTGTCGAGGAGGATCTGGGCTGCGGAGATAATCACTCCCTTGATGACCCCACCGAGTACCACTTGGCCTGCAAGGGTGTAGAGGGACATTTGGTTGTTTGGCGACCATTGATTCATGTAGTATGAACCCGCGGCGGTGGTAGTTGTCTTATGATCCATCACCATGATCTGGTCATTGAACGTGACGACACGGTCGAGGTGGCCGCAGAGGACATATGGCTGTGGCATAGAATACTCAGGGAATACTTCTCCATCGCTACCATATTCGGTAAGATCAACCTTGGGTCCCCAATCAAGCTCAAACCTAAAACTCACCTCAGTTGCCGCGGAACCATCTTCTCTGATTATGGTTTGAGCGGGGTCGTCGCGGTATTTGTCGAGGTAGTCGATCAACAACTGCAATAGTGTCCGAGGATTCTTATAATTACCTGCCCGAGTGTTAACATCAGGATTCCAATCATGCACGCGAATAATAAGCCGTCTAATGGCCTCTCGCACAGCGTCTTCATGATTCTGACCAGTAATCTTTGCTCCATCATATTCCTCCAATGCCTTGTGATATTCCTGCCCAAAGCGAAGGTGAACGGAGTCTTCCTTTGGCGTCCAGCCATCGAGCATGATGTATTGGTATAGGCGAGGGCAGGTCTTTATATAGCCGATTGAGGTTGAGTCCCATGCGTATTGGATTTTGGTGCCTGGAAGGAATGGACTGAGGACCGCTTTCACTTTGGTACCTCACAAACTAAATATAAAGCTTCTTCATTGTGCACACTTGCGGATCTCTTTAATGAAATCCACCTATCAAGTGCTGCTAAACAGTTATCATTTTCGCCATAGAACATCGGCCCTGCATCCATAACTTTGACTGCTGTATTTTGATCACAGGTGAGATATTTTAAGGAGCCAATATCACCCGTGCTGATGCACCATAGAAATAAAAGGTGTTTCATATGCGTCGCCTGTTTCATGGTGTGCGCTCAGGACCACGTTCAATTCCTAGATGTAAGCTAATCTCATGGAGTTGTTTTGCTCGTTCGCGGAGAGTTTGAATATAATCAACTTGCTCTGGGTCTCCGTAGACTAATGTTAAGCGATCAGCGACCCAGTGTAAGAACTGCGGTATTGGGGTCCCTGCTTGTCTTAGCATGGTTTCAAGCTTGATTAATGCCATAGCCTCATAGTTAGCGATCTTAACTTCCATCAAATCCTCCTCTTAATCGTCGGCATCACTGGCTTCAACCCAAGCGCCTGTAGATCAATCTTCACCGCAGGACCTGAGTCCTTCTTCGGTCGTTTGCCACCAGCTTCCTTAACCGCACGTTGGTTACGATGGTAGGCGATGATAGCGTCTAGGCGCTTGCGGCCTAGGGTGCCCTCGGCGGTGGATAGGGACATTGGATCTAGGGTCATGAGGTAGTCGATATCGTTGAGTTCGTCAGTCATCACTGGCCTCTTTATTATCCAAAGCTGGTTCACTGTAATAGTTGTAGTAACCAACGGCTCGAATTATCTCACCAACACCGAATCCTACCCACATAATACCTAAGCCAATTAAGGCAAATGCTACTGATGGCGGAATTTCAATCATTGTTCAAATCTCCTACCGTTCTTGGTTTCACATTCGCCCTAATCATTCGGCAATGATTCTGCACCAACTCCCTTATAACCCCAGTCCACTGGCCTGAGCCATAATGGGCAATCATCGTGGCCTTGTCTTTGGTGAATAGGTTGATCTCGGCTCGGGTAACGTCAAGGGAGGGGCGTGGCATCAGGTATCTCCGTTGTTTTCCGGACAATGAATACCTCTTTGATTCCTTCTGGGCAGAAGGTCATAAGATTAGTGAAGGATTCTTTATCAGCCCAAGAATCCCGCGCCATGATTAGCTTATGGCGAAACAAGATCGGGTCGGTGGCTGGAATGCCGATGCCGATTTCCTCGGTCTGAGCACGTTCCCATATTGCGCGGAGGAGTTCAGGTGAGAGTTTGGGCATGGGACTTCTCACGAGGCAGTATCTGTGCAGTCGTCGATTCGTTAGTCTTGCGATCAATAACGTACATTCTATCCACGATAATGATCAAATCTAGCTCATCTGCAATCGCCATCAATTGATGATAGAACGATTTGTATTTCTCATGCACTCTCATCATACCTCATCTCCTTCGGCTTCAATCTCACTCAACGACTCAATCTCCGGCGCGTTCTTGTCCTTTGGTTCCACGTAGAGGAATATCGACCCATCTTCCCCATGCCGAATACGAACTTGCAGCACATCATACTGTGACTGCCCATGCATAGGGTCGCCAATCGGATACGTGCGGAGGTTTTCCTTGCGATCAATCGCCCGTGCGTTGTTCATCCGCATTTGATAGTTGCGTGCGGAGGCATGGTTGTCGAACACTAGGCGAATGCCTTTAGGGTCGTCTAGGGCTTTGTCGTAGATTTCGTAGATGTCGCGATAGGACATCCGATTGGAAGGGATTGGCATCACAGTTGCTCCAGTAAAAGCTCAGCTAGCTTACGCGCTAAGGTGTAGATGTCAGATGCTTCAATATCATTCGATATATCTAGTACGGCTTCTTTAATTCGTCCTCGTTTATACTCCGGCGGACATAAAGTTATGCGCTCGTCAGGATCATAGGCGATTAGTAATCTAGCCATGCTAGCTCCATTGGATGGTTCGGGAGTCGATTTCGAAATAGCGGTCACTGGATCGGGTCTGTATCACATACCTCACATTGCGGTCTTGCGGACCTTCGCCAATCAGATGCGGATCGAGATGGTAGACGAGAGGAAACTCCAGCCCCTTAGACTTATGTCCAGTCATGAGTTGGATCGCACCGCGCTGTTTAAAGAGGTGCTCCGCATAGCCAATGGCTTGGCCTAGGTCGGAGCCTTGGCGAATGATGATCCGCATGCATTCGGCCATGTCTGGAGCGGTTTTGGAGCCTTTGGCTAGCTTGGTGGCGAGCCATTCATCAACTGCTTGAAGAGATGCTCCTTGTTGTAGTTCGGTGCTCCCCAACTTCTTGAGAGTTGTAACGATTCTTGGACCGATTTCGCTACCGACCAAGTTGATACCAAATCCATGAGCAATAAGCTTAAACGCAAGAGAAAGTAACGGTGCATTGTTTCGGCAGATGAAGACTGCATTTGGCTCAAACTCGCTTGCGGCGTGGTAATCTCTGACACCTACTTCTCCTCCGGGATTGAACCATTTAAAGTGGGGGACGTGCCAGTGAGCATTACGTACGATTCTCTCGGGGCATCGAAACGATACACTAAGATCGAGTTCACTAGCAGCGTAGTGGGTAACTGCCTCAGCCATTCCGTTAGACTTAGCTCCCCTAAATCCATAGATGTTCTGATGTGGGTCTCCAACACCGATCAATCTCCTATCGCCAACTAGCTTGCGGATCATTTCGTGGTTTATAGGGTTTAGGTCTTGGTATTCGTCGACGAGGGTGAGGGGAAACTTAGGGAATGCACCACCGAACAATGCGGACATATATACCTGATCGTTATAATCAATGGTTCCGTCGTACGATAACTTAATCGACTGTCGGAGTACTGCATCGATAAGATCGGATGTAAGGTCATCAGGCTCTTCGTCCAATCGTATATGATATTGAGTCTTTGTCGCGAGTCTCGTTGCAGTTGGGTGCACGCCATCTGGGACGTAACCAATGGCTTTAGCGATTTCAATTCCTTGCCGGACTTGATCGTAGACGGTCCACATTGTCCTGGCTTCTTTGCCTTTGACTTCATCGGTTATGCCTTTGAATATGTTGTAGGTCTTCTTGGTGTCGAGGGATATGCCTTTGCCTATGGCTGAAGCCCAAATGCGATGACCAAGGGCGTTGAACGTGCGAACGGTAGTTGAGCCCAGCATACGGGTAGTGGCTTCGTCTGCGTTGCGTTTGTTGAAGCAGAGGTAGAGGATTGGCTTTTGTTTGGCTACACCTTCGAGCATTTCGAGAGTTGAGGTCTTACCTGTGCCTGCAAGGGCGTTGACCATTAGGTTGGAGGTGTTGGTTTTGGTTGCGGAGATTATGAGTTGTTGTTCTTCGGTGGGTGGGTGGGTCATGCACTCATTGCCTCTTCACGTTCTCGTTTGCGCTTGGCTGTCTCGGACTCACCACGAATACGTTGTAGAGCACTATCACATGCGGCGAGAATGGCTTTTGATTCGGCTGTCGTAAGATCACCATGCTTATATGCTTGTGCATAGATTCCACACAGAGTTCGAATATCCCACGCTCGTTGTGAATTGGCCTTTTGCTTTGGTGTCATCTCAATTCATCCTCATTCTCGATCCAGTTGCCAACTTCGTTACTTGGCCAACGACTTTCTCCAGTAGCTGCCCAATACCAAGGAACCCTGAGCCGATGACTTCATCATCGTTAGCTTTGCGGAGATGGCCGAGGACATAGGCAGCTTCAGCGGCTAGACGTAAATGCTCCAGCATGACTCCATAAGTCATGGCTTCAGATGCTTGACCTGCTTCGGTCTCATATTTGCTATATCCACTCACGATTCTTGTCCTTTATTACGTAGTCCGCCAATACGGCCATGATTTGGATTACGCCCATCGTATAGTGGATCAGTAGCATAGGTCTTAATCAACTCCGGTCGGATCAATTCGCTAATACGATCACTCTCGGCTCGCTTGCGGACGGACATGCTTTCGATTAAATCAGTTGCATGAGGGCGCATTTGGTAAAAGTCTGTGCATTGAGACATCTTATAAATCTGCTCGTCCATGTCACGGATTGTGCGGACGAGGTATTCGATTTGGTTGCGGAGTGCGGTTTCCTCAGTGTGATGAGCATCTGATTCATTCCTAAGGTTTGTCCGCAAACGTGATACTTCGATTTCTAAATCTCCGATTCGCTTACTACCAAATAAGTTCATTCATATTCTCCTATTAATCTTCCCCACAATCGCCGGGTGGCCTTGGGGTTTGGCAAGGCCAAGTTCAGCGAGTAGAGAGCGTTTGGGGGATTTGGATTCGGATTTGGGTGGGTAGTGGTCGGAGAGGGAGTCGGGTATAGTCCGTATACCATGTATCCAACCATCTGTTAACACACCAAGTTCAGCGTATTCATACGGATACGCCCGATGGCCACTGGTAGGGATGATCCACCAATAGCCGAGGTTGTCACATTCAGCACAGCCGTAATTACATCCACCTGCATCCATACATTCAGGGCAATCCATGCGAATGGCAACGTCGAATGCGGCTTCGCCTCGGACTTTGTGGGCTATGAGATAGGGTTCACTCAAAACGCACCCCATTTGCTAGAGTCATAGCCTTTGTCATGGCGTGTTTGCCAACGTTCGTGGAGCCATTTGGCTAAGGATATAAGTCCAATCACTGCGAATATGTGTTCGATCATTAGACCAACCCCAGCTTGCGCAACACATTCAACGCAGTTGCCCGTTCAGTATCGGTCTGTACAACCTTGTTCTGCTTTCGATACACAACCGATGCGCCTGCTGATTGGCAAACATAGCCGGGCTCGACTGGAGGCTTGGTATAGTCCTTTTCGGCGCTAGGGGCGAGTTCGTATCGCTTGCGGAGGAAGTTAAGGGCTTGGCTTAGCCCCCCTTCGGTGATTGGGAATTTGGTGATGTAAGGATTGCCCATGGTGGATGGGATCTCGGCGTAGATATGGTTGTCGTCGATCCATGTTGTGATGGCCCAGGATGGGCGTGCGGTGGGGAGTTGGTGGGTCATGGGGCTAGGCCTTGGCCTTTGCAACAATAGCATTGATGGCCAGTTGGATCTAGGCCCGATCCTCGACAGACCAGACATAGTACTGGCTTTGGAGCTTGAATAGGAGGCATTGAGTCAGCGTCACTATTAAGCATACGCCAATTGGCCTGAGGGATATTAACAACTTCAACCAATTCCTCAACCTTTGGCTTCGGCGCCAACTCCCCTTTCATTCTCTTTGCGATGTCTGCGAAATCGTCGATGATGGACATGGGTTAGATCCTCCGCGGTTATTTCTTTAACTGGCGTATTGCAGATGCTATATACATACACATACCAATGAAGACCATTTCACCTGATATAATTAGTCCAAATATATCGTTCCGTGACATTAGATCCTCCGTTTGATTGGGCCGATGGAAGGGTGAGGTGTTGGCTTTATGCCATATATCTGTTCGTTGAATATCTCATCGTTCATTGGAATTTCGTTATTGAGGAATGCTTGGGTGTTGATGGATTTGGCAACCTCAGGTGGATTCGAACCACCATCCTCGGAGTCAAAGTCCGATGCACTGACCGTTGTGCTATGAGGCTGTGTTGTGGCGATTGTGTCGAAGTCGATATTGCCATTAGCGTCGGTTGGGATATCCACAACCTCAGCCTCGACTTCGGCTAATGGCTCTGGTTCTACTTCATCCGCATTGTCGAAGGTCTGTTCGAGGACGACCTTGGTTTCGAAGTCGTAAAACATTCTCGTGTTTGCCATGTCATAGGCTAACATCTCAGGAAGCATCTGGCGATGCCGACAGGTTGGACGGTGACCTGCGGGACATTCACATTCGGTTTCGGTTAAGAGGTAGGAGGATTCGACATCGAGGTCGTTGGTGAATTTAGTGATGCGATATTGATCGCCACGGTTTCGTAGGTTGTATAGGGTCATGTTTCTGGCCTCGCCTGAAAATGAGCGCGGATAGATGCTTGCTCCCATTCGCTCTTGTAGTTTTGCTTAGACTTAACTTCGATTATTACATCCTTTGATGCAATGGTTATACCCAATACGCCACTAATATGGCCTGATATTGCACTGCGGATATCATCTTCGGTTAATTCAATGCTGGCTTTCACAACAATTCTCCATCATATCGGGTCCAGTCTTCGGAGTCATAGATAATCACTTCCCATGGGGGGATTCTGCGTCCCCCCATGCTGAATGATGTGCCATATAGTAAACGATCAGTACGAAGTTGAAGCTCGTTCCACAAATACCAATCAATCACATGGTTGTTGAAGTGGTGGGAATAGTCGAAGGTCGATTGGGTCATTGGAATACTCGCGTCATTCTGCATTCTACGTGTAGGATCTTAGTATCAGGATCAACTAGCGTGCTTGCTGCCTGATTGCATAATTCCATGGTGGCAAAGACTGCGATGAAATCTGTGCGTGTTGGTGCTAGAGTGCTTGCATGGAAGACGACGAATAGGATAAACACACTCATTGCGGAGGTTCTCCTGTGCCAAATGACCACCAAAGTATTGCACGAATAGGCAACGCCAATTGCCAAAGCTCAAAGCTGATGCAGCCTATGAGAACGAATATGCACCAACTGAATGCAGCTAAGAATAGGATACGGAATAGGGTCATGATTGGTTGTCCCACGGCATCTTAGGCATGCTCGGCTTCCGAGTGGTTTTTTGATTAGACGCACGGCGTAGGGTGATTTCGGTGGTGGTTGTGTCGCCTGTGGTTGGTAGGAAACCATAACGCGAGTGCTTTACATCCATTGTGGGCGTATGCTCACGGATATTGGCCGCACCGCGTACTTGGCCTTGGGTTTCCCATAGTTTGTGAAGCTTGTTACGATAGTCCATGATTAGGCTCCTGATTTGGCCTTACCCCTTATTATACCATATTTGGTGATATTACGCAATACCTTATTTGGCTGATGCTACCTTATCCATACGTTCTGTGCGTAAGGCCTTGCGCTTGGCGTAGTTGAGCCCTCGACCGGGCCAGCGGAGGGTTATGTATTGGGCACGATAGCAGATTTGCCAAGTGGGGAAGTAATATTCATAACGGATGCCAGAGACGGCAATTGTGACTGACATATCGGTGTAGGAACGGCCGATGTATGTGATTTGGGTCATTGGCGTGCCGTTGAAAATGATCTAATGAAAAGGCTCCGGAGGCATTTGCGCCCTCCGGAGAGTTTGGGCAAGCTGGGCAGGGAGACGGATTGCTTGCCCGGTGGGAGTTAGGGGCGCCAGTCGTAACCTTCGTTAGTGCCACCGCCAGCAAGCCAATCTAGGCGGGAGATGAAACCGGGAACTGACATGTAGTTGCGGCCGAAGTACGGGCCCTTAGGCTTAGCGTCTGCGGCTTCCGTTTGGCTGGAACCAACATCCGAAGTAGTGACAGGACTTAGATGGGCAGGATTTGGGGGAGTGGAAGTGGGCGCAAAAGGGGTTTCACTCTTACCCTTATCCTCAGCCGCAGACCATTCCATATCGACTTTAAAGATGCCTTCGTCGGCAGATGGAGCGGTGGAAGGAGTGGTATCGGGGAAAGGGCTAGGTGACGGAGCCTCAACCACATTTTCCATACCTCGAACGGCGTCTTCATAGGTATAGGTCTCTGCAACCGGCTCAATAGGCGTCATTGTGCCAACATCAAAAGCCACATCCGGCGTAGGCTCAACCACCGGCTCAATAGCCTTTAGCGCCGAATCAGTGTCTTCCATAGTACGACGAAGAACGCTTTTGATAGTGCTGACAACGTCATCAGCTTCGAGAAACCGAAGCTCTGCGGCATCACGACTAACCTCCAAGTCGTGGCAACGCTGTTCGAGGGAAGCGGCATAGCGGCGGGAGGCTTCCAGGGCCTTATCTCGTTCAATGAGTTCAAACAATCTTTCAGTAGCTATCTCATTGAGGTCTGTGACCTCCCGTTCTAGCTCCGGCACTCGCTCCATGGCTTTCGCCATCTCCACAAGGCTTGCGGCGAAATTGGTTACATCGTTTGACATTTGTCTGCGTCCTTTTGGGTTTGTCATCTAGGTGTCTCTGATCGCAAGCGATGCTTACACCTAGCTTTGACGGGAAAGGAAGCCCAAGGGGCTGTAAGGGATATACCCTCCAGTGCCCTTGGGATATCTGCGGCCATTCGATCCTAGGCTGTGCGAGTCGGAAGGGATAGATCAGGGGCACAGTCGCTAACAAAGCAAGGTCCCCGTCTTGCGTATCCCTTCGGCTGGTTCCTATTACTCGATATGGATAGTTAGCGCACTAACGGCAATTAGTGCGCGGTGGAAGTCCCTTGCACAGTCGGCTTGGCAGGGGTCTTGCGACCCTTAACCAATCCCGCCTGCTTGGCAGAGAGAGGCTTATTGGCCTTAGCTTCGGCCTTCTTTGCCTCTTCCTTGGCAATCTTGGCAGTGTCTTCCTTGACCGCACCGATGAGTGCGGAAAGATCGACAGTAGCCGGAGCTTCACTCCGGGCCTTAATCGCAGCTTCAGCGGCTACAATGATGGAAGGATCGAGACCAAGCAGTTCCTTAGCAGCGGTAGTGATCTCAGATGCCTTGACGGCATAGAGCTTCTTCCCTGCGGCCTTAAGCGCGTCGCGAACACGCTCACGGGCAATCCGTAGGGCTTCGGTGGATACTGCCTTGTCGAGCTTGGCTTCGGATTTGGCAGAGGCTTTGCCGGAGAATTTGATATCCCCGCTAAGTACCTTCGCCTTAGTCTGCTCAGCGATAATCATCGCTTCCTTCCGCACCGTAGCTTCGTCACCAAGGTCTTTGATCGTGACCTTGGACATTCCGCGATTGAGGAGGGTCTTGAGGCCCTGAAGAACAGCCTCGGCGAAGACAGCCTCGGGTAGGGCGTCAGTGTCAATCTCAACCACGCCTTTACCTTTGACAATCGGGATAGTCATAATAGCCATTGGATTGATACTCGCTATTATCTCATATGGGTTGCAGACCCATGGCTGTTGAGGCTTATGCCTCGGGGAGAGCTTATCAGCGAGCGACGTCATAGAAGCGTATAGGTGCGGGGCACGGATAGAGGCTTCTCGGTCTGTTGATCTATGTCTCCTACGCCCTTAAGCCCCGTAAGCCGAAGCTGCGGGGCAGTATGGTGAATGATGGGTTTGGGACTATCACTCACCATATGTTGCGCCATTACAACGCAAGGATCATGATATGCCTCCTGAGTTTAATCGGCTTTACAGCCTCGCACCGAGAATGGCCAGTAAGGGGATGTCCCTGCTGGCTGTAAAGCGATTATTCTCGCGAATGAACGGCTTATTTACCTAGGCCACATGATGTTCTCCCTACGATCTAGCGGCTGCGCCGCACAATCAAATCACATTTTCGTGATGGTGCGGTGCGGTACGTTTAGCCTGTAGCTCCGCAATCCGCATAGTCCTACGTAGATTGCGCCTTGCTCCGCGATAGGTTGAGCCCAGGCGAGGGTGGGAAGTGCGCTTTTTCACGCTATTGGGTGATATTGGTAATATCACATCGAGCTTAATCGCCGAACACTTCGACCTCGCCCATGGCCTATTCGCCATATCAGCGAGGATGTTGAGGCCAAAGCCTTTCATATCACAATCTCCACACATTCAACCATTGCATCACAATCCCAAAACTGTTTCTTTGTGCTCTCAAGTGAATTCCAATCAATCTCAAACTCACCAACCTTGGGATGCTGCTTTAAAGCTGAACTCCAATCATCCGCATAGACAATCATAGTCGTCAAGTCGTGGTCAAACCAATCAATATAACTCACTGCCCAACGTTTCATCTGCGTTCTCCTGTTAGTGAACTGGGATCACTTGCGCTGGGGCGCGGCTATCTGATTTCACAGTAGGCCTTGTTAATGCTTATACTGCTCTTATTCCCCTCAAGTCGCACACTCCACCAATAGCCTTTGCGTCCTTCGCCAGTGATAATACCAATTCTAACTGGGCGATTTGGTATCTTTACAATCACTGGCCTGCCAACCATTGGGTTAGGTTTGTATGGCATGGTAGTCTCCTCAGTTGTGCGCTGGGGCGCTGCGCGCCTTAAACCAATATGCTCATTGGCAAATCATTAACCCTTGGATGCCTCACAACCCTCGGCGCTAGGCTCATCACCACGCTGGTAGCGTTAGGATACCGCTTAAGCACATCGAACATACTCGCGTCAAGATTAGCCGAAGCCATATGCTCGTCATGTTCTGCCCCTGCGGTGTTGATTGTGATTGTTCCTTGCCAGATAATCATAGTGTTAGCCCCTCCGTTGTTGTAATGGCGCTGCGCGCCTCAATCATTCTCCAGTCTTAGTGCGGTATCACCAATGATCTGCACTTCATTACCATTATCAACAATCCGTACCATTACAACCTTGTCCCATATATCACCTTCAGGCTCGTAAACAGTAGCCTGTGCATCTTGTACCACAATACCTTGCAATGCTTTGATTAGCTCGTTTACAGTCATCTCATATCCTCCGCTTCATTGGCCTTGCATTAACCTCATTCACCATTCGCCTATGCTCAATGACCTTAATCACCAACTCCCTAATATTCATCGGCAAGGTCATAACCTTATGACCCATTGCATTCTGCAAACGCAAATCAAGCTCCCTCACCCTTGCAGCCTTATCTGCCGCAATCTGCTCTGGTGTCATCGGCAATCGAGCAAAGGTCCGCTTATACTCCTTGGCCTTGATTGGATTAGTCGCCAATAGCTGCTCATACCTCACCGCTTGATGCGCCAATGGAAACACAAGCTCACTCATCACCTGACAACCACTAGGCCCATTGCCTTTGGCCTCAATCTCACCCAATGTCGGTATTCGGCTCATAACCCATCCAACTCCTCTTGCTTCCACGATCCTTGACCATGAAAGCTCTCATACCATGCCTTAACTGGAAATCCACTAATCCCAGTCAATGAGCAATACATGGCAAATGCTTTACAATTGGTAAGCTTTGCCATCTCTGGTGCAATCTTTGCATATCGCTCCGCACCAAGCCAATCCCTTACATCCTCAACCGCATCAAATGCTGGCGAAGGTGATTTGCCATAATCAATCGTACTGTGCATCTTAGGTCTCCCTAGCTGGTCGATGGTTGATCTCACGATTAGCCGGTCGACGATTGGCGGTCTGATTGCCTTCATACCCCTATTATATCACATCCCGCCCCATTCGTCAACAACAATCTTTACCCTATTTCCCTTATCCATCTTGGATATCCGGTCAGTCGGATCGATCCTGATACATCCCGGTTCAACGCTTATCTGCCTCACTCGCAGTAGAGCCCACCTCTCCTCTCTCGGTCTATCCCTCTCTACCTCTTCTACAACACATATATACACGAAAGAAGGGAAGGGGCGAGAATTGACGCAAAGACGAACGGATGACGAAAGACGACAAGTCGACCTTGCTCCGAGCAAGCGAAATAAGGATCGAACCGGGACTTAACGCGATCGATCCGACGCATCGGGTATCCGTTGATTGCCGATTGCCGATTGCCGAGCCTAGCGTGAGCCGTGATGCGTTTGATTAGCATGGCCGCTACCATACCCGCCCCGACCCATTGCCCGCACCAGCGAGCTCGACAAAACGTGAACAAACCTTCCTAATAAAAAGGCCGGGACAATGCCCGGCCTTGAACGCAATTGATGTGAGATTGAGCCTATCGCCCCTTCTGCGTCATCCCCGCGAGATAGCTCGACAATGACTGCGGCACATTGGCCTTAGCCGCAGGCTTACGATCATCATCCACCACGGCCACACTGAGCTTGCCGAAGTTGTACCCAAACACCAACCGCTTGCCCTCGGGCACCTCCACACTTTCAGCCATTAGCGTTTCAAAATCTTCTCGCGCCTTTCGTGCAGTCTTGTATGCATCCTTATACACATCATACGCCGCTCGGGGTAGATCATTCAGCGTTGTTGGATCAATCACAATCCACTGTGCATCCGTCCGCTTTGCCTGTGCCATGTGTGCATCCTTGCCCGTAGGCTGTTGCTCGTCGCCGTGTTGGTCGACACGCTAAGCATAGCACGTGTGCAGTGCACCATGTGATCACGATCCGATCACGCCTTCTCACGATCCCGTGGTTGCTATTAGGTTCGCTTGAGTCGGGGGCGGGGCCAAAAAGTCGCCTCTCGCCAGCGCCCATACCTCCTCACGGCAAATTGTGTGGATTTGTGAATCACCCGGGTGTTATAAATAACACTTGACAAATGAAACTAGGAAGTTCATACTCTTGGGAGGTGAACAATGGAAGTCCGTTCTCATGGAACCTGATTTTATCAATATGGGAGAGTTACTTGAGTCTGGGGTATACATGTTGGTATACAAGGGCTCGGTGGTGTATGTAGGCAAGGCGAAGAAGTTCTTAACTCGCCTTGCCTTTCACTTGGATCAAAAGACGAAACCTGGAGCTAAGCGAGCATTCAATACTGACTTAGGTAAGCGATACGTAAGTCATATCCCGTTTGATGATGTCTGGATACGCCCATTGCCAATTGGTGAGATGGACGCAGTAGAAGTCGCTATGATTAAGAAGTACGAACCAAGGTACAATGTTAGACATAACATGCAGACAAAGACGCCCGCAGGCAAAGTTGAGAATCTACTTCTACCCAAAGAGAATTGGATCGTGAATCTTGTAATGAATCGCGAGCCAGGTGCTCACCCCTATATCGTCGGAAAGATCAACAGGAGAATCTAATGCTCACCCGCGGCCGTCTCCCGCGAGTTAAACTTGAACTTGGCCCCATCCGCTCGCTGACGGTGGATGATCTTGCTTGCCTACGTGAGAAGCGTACTACTCCTCTTGGGCCTCAACGATTCCGTGATCCGCATCATCGCCTTGCTCGTCTCATCGCTATGGGCGTTCGGCCTAAGCTCGCTGCTGAGCAAACTGGCTATTCAATCGCTCGGGTCTACATCCTCCACTCCGACCCATCCTTCATGGACCTCGTCGCCAAATACCGCAAGGACGTCGACGAGGCCTACATCGATGCCGAGGCCGAACGCTATGCCCTTGCCAACGAAGTCAACGTCAAAGCCCTGCGTACCATTGCCGAGCACTTTGACAAAGCTGATGAAGAAGGTGAACTCATTCCAATGGATCGCGCGCTGCGTGTGTTTGCCGACACCGCCGATCGTACTGGCCTGGTTAAGAAGTCCACCGTAACCAATATCAACGTAGACTTCGCCAAGAACCTCGAGCGTGCTCGTCAACTCCGTGACGCCTCCCGAGCCCAGGTAATCGATGTCGAACCCCAACTATTAGAGAGCAAGAATGGCTAAGTCCTCGGTGAGTCTGCGCGCCAAGGGCCTAGGGAAGGCCAGCAGGCTGCGGGGTTGTCTTGAACGGAACAACCTCTGCGCCGCTGGCCGACTCCCAACCGGAGTCACCTGATGTATATCGAAAGCGGCCTTTCATCTGACGGTCTCCATGAATGGCTTGCAAGCGTTAGCGGCGACCCTCTCGCCTTTACCCTCGGTGCCTACCCCTGGGGCCAATCCGGCACAGTCTTAGAACGATTCACCGGCCCAGACGATTGGTCCCGCGACCTAATGGAGCTCATTCGCCTTGGCCTACTCAATCCATCCGAAGCGATCCAAATTGCCACCGCCTCCGGGCACGGCATTGGCAAGTCCGCTACCGTCGCCTGGATCATCCTCTGGGCATTCTGTACATTTCCCGACTGTCGCGGTGTCATCACAGCCAACACTGAAACCCAACTCAAGACAAAAACTTGGGCTGAGCTCGGCAAGTGGTTCAACCTTTGCTGGTTCACACGTGACCATTTCCAACTCACTGCCACGGCCCTCTTCTCCAAAGACCCGGATAGGGAACGTACGTGGCGCATAGACATGATCCCATGGTCGGAGAAGAACCCTGCTGCCTTCGCCGGACTCCATAACCAAGGCAAACGCATTCTCCTCATCTTCGACGAGGCCAGCGAAATCAGTGACGTAATCTGGGAAACCGCAGAAGGCGCACTCACCGATGACAACACCGAAATCCTCTGGCTCGTCTTCGGCAACCCAACCCGAAACTCCGGGCGGTTCAAAGAATGCTTTGAAGGAGGCCGACATCACGAATTCTGGCACACGCGACAAATCGACTCCCGTTCCGTCAAAGTCACCAACAAACCTCGCTTCGACAAGTGGATTAAAGCATACGGTCTCGATTCCGACTTTGTTCGTATCCGTGTCTTGGGCCAATTCCCAAGAGTCGGCGAGATGGAGTTCTTCAGCGCCGCTGATATCGATGCGGCTATGTCGCCTGATCGTGAGGTCTTTGTCGATGCTTTCACACCACTGGCGCTTGGCGTTGACGTCGCCAGGTTTGGACAGAACAATTCTGTCATCTTCCCGCGTAAAGGTAGGGATGCGCGTTCGATACAGCGTCGCCGCTACAACGGCATCAACACCGTCGAACTAGCCAATCGTATCCACGACGCAGCCTACGAATGGCACCCAGACGGAATCTTCATCGACGGTGGCGGCGTTGGGGGTGGTGTAGTCGACAACTGTCGCCAACAACGCATGTTCATCACCGAAGTTCAATTCGGCGCCAAAGACTCCATCACCGGCATTGCCAACGACAACTCCGGTGAAAAGTATGCCAACATGCGCTCAGCAATGGCCGGCGCTTGTCGCGCTTGGCTCAAGACCGGTATCCTCCCCAACGACCCCGAACTCCGCATCGCAATGCTCGCTATCCGCTACACCTTCAACAAACAAGACGCCATCCAACTGGTCTCCAAAGAAGACCTAATGGAAGACAACCCAAACCTAATCCTCGACGATCTCGATGCCCTGTGCCTTACCTTCGGCGGGCCCTTAGCCAAATCCATTGACGCTGGCTGGGAGTTCGCTGGTGCAGTCGCCAAACCTGCCGGTGCTGAACATGAATACAACCCATACTCCAATGAAAGGATGAGTGCATAATGGTCGACCCCGTCACACTAACCGGCCTCGCCCTCGCTGGTCTCGCAGGCGCCGGTGCCTCTGCCGCAATCGGTGGCGGCTCATCCCCTGCCCCAACCGCAACTCCTCAAGCTGCTCCACCACCTCCTCCCACATCCGCACCGCCAGCCCAATCCCCAACCGGCAAACCTGGGGGAGGCCAATCCGCCCAACCATCCTTCGTCGGCTCCTCCGCGGTGCCAAGTGGTGAGACTGGGCAGAAGACCCTTGTAGGCCAATGAGATGCCCGTAGTCCCCTTCTCCTCAATCCCATCCCAAGCCTCCCGGCCTAAACCCGACGACCCAATGATTCTCATGGCCGCAGCCCAAATGTCCGCCGAACGCCAACCGCCAATGGTCCCAAGTGCCAACACCCCGCACGCTAAGTCCTAAACACGAATCCCTCTACACCTTCTGTGTAGGCCGACTCATGGGCCTACGGGTGAACCGCTATTCGTGGTGGACCCACGCACGGGAACTCGCCGACTACTTCCTCCCACGGAGATACAAATGGATCATAACCCCAAACCAAGCCTACCGTGGTTCGCCAATCAACCAACACATCCTCGATGAAACAGGAGTCATCTGTGCCCGTAACCTTGCATCAGGACTGGTGTCCGGCAAGTCTTCCCCAACCCGACCTTGGTTCAAGCTCCGCGTCGGCAAGATCGACTCCACCCAGACCTCGCCTGTGTCTCTGTGGTTGGCCGAGTGCGAGCGTCTCTTATATCTCATCTTTGGAGAGAGCAACTTCTACAACTGTATCGCTACCTTCTACTTCGACCTCGTAATCTTTGGCACCGCCGTCTTATTGATTTATGAGGACTACGACAACGTCATCAACTGCTACAATCCATGCTTTGGCGAATACTACGTCGACATTGATGGCCAATATCGCCCCCGCATATTCTATCGCGAATTCACTATGACTGTCGATGCAGTCGTCAATCGTTGGGGTCGTGAGAACTGCTCTGCCTCTTGCCTGACATTGTACGACGACCCATCTGGCGCAAACCGCACCCGTGAAATCATCGTCGCCCATGCAATCGAACCCCTAACCCCAGGCGATGCCGAACGCTTCGACCTATCTCCAAAATGGTCCTTCTGGGAAGTCTATTGGGAATGGGGTGGCTCCACATCCCCCCAAGGCGGCGCACCGGGCCAAGGTCCAGGATTCCTCTACATCGGTGGCTTCCATGAACAAATGGCAATCATCGGCCGCTGGGACCTTGTTTCCAACGACGCCTATGGTCGATCGCCTGCCATGGATGCTCTTCCAGCACAGAAGCAAATTCAACTTGAACAACGGCGTAAAGCTCAAGCAATCGACAAAATGGTGAACCCACCTCTCGTTGCCGACATGCAACTCAAAAACCAACCAGCTTCCCTTCTTCCAGGTGGCATCACCTATGTCTCAGGCTACACTACCTCTGGCAAACCCGGCTTCTCCTCCGTCTACGATACCAAATTCCCCGTTCAGGAAATCGTCGAAGACCTCAAGGAAGTCTACCAACGCGTTGTCAAAACCTTCTTCAACGACGTGCTAATGACTGCCAGCCAATTTGAGACGCGAAGTAATGTCACCGCAATGGAATGGGATATGCGACGGGCTGAATCTATGGTTCTGTTGGGCCCGGCTTTGGAGCGTATTGATTACGAAGTCTTGGGACCCGCTATTGATCGCGTGTTCGCTATTGCTTCTCGTATTCCTGGGTTTCTACCTCCTGCTCCGTCAGAGATCGCGGGACAAATGATCACCATCGACTACGTCTCCATGCTCAGCCAAAGCCAACAAGCCGCAGCCGCAGGTGGAATCGAACGTGTGGCCCAATTCGCTGGCACCCTTGAAGGCATTAAGCCTGGCACAATGGACAACATCGACACAGACTTCATGATCGAAAAGTATTCCAAGCTCCTTCAAAACGATCCGAAGATGATCCGCAGTCCAGAACAACTCAAAGCAATTCGCGACGCCGCAGCCCAACAGCAACAGCAGATGCAACAAGCCGCAATGGCGGAGCAACTCTCCAAGTCCGCAAAGAACATGGCCGACGCAAACATCGGCAATGGCCAACCCGCAGCGCAACAGATCGGAGTTCAATAATTGTCCCAAGCCTCCGCAGCCGATCGCAAATCCATCCGCGCCCAAGAAAAGGCCGCAAAGATCGCCGACCTCGAACGCGCATCCGTTCTCCAAACCCTTATGTTCACCCCAATCGGCAGACGCTATATCTGGGACCAACTCACCGCATGCCATATATTCGAAATCAATACCATCGAATCCGTTCGCCTATCTGCAATATGGGATGGCGAACGCAACGCAGGCCTACGTCTCCTTAACGACATAATCGCCTTCACCCCAGACCAATTCATCCTAGCCATGAGAGAATTCAATGAGCGACGTGACAGTGACAACCGAACCTCCGGTCCTCGATCTTCCGAAGGAACCAGTGTTGAACAATACCCCGGAAGCTCGCCTTCCCGACGGGACGCTGAAGGATCAATCGACATCCTTGGCGGGGACGACTACGACCCCTACCGAACCGAAGACGCCTGACGCACCGGTTGTCCCCGAAACCTATGCAGACTTCAAACTCGCCGATGGCCAGACCCTCAACCCAGACACGTTGAAGGAAGCCTCCGCTGTCTTCAAAGACCTAGGTCTCACCCAAGACCAAGCCCAGAAACTCGTCGACTTCTACGGCAAGGACATGACCAAAACCCTAGGCGCTCCGCAAACCGCCTTCAATGACATGGTCTCTGGATGGCGAGCAGACGTCCTCAAGGACTCCACTCTCGCCTCCGGCGATGGCCTCCGCACCGACGTGCGTGAGAACATTGGCAAACTCAAAGCCTCCCTACCTGCCGATCAACGTGCTTCCTTCGACGAAGTCATGAACCTATCCGGTCTCGGCAATCACCCAACAATCGTCAAGGCCCTCAACTCCTGGGGCAAGTCCTTGAGCGAAGGCAAACACGTAGCCGGAGGCGGTCCATCTCCTCTAGGCCAAAAAGCACCCGGCTCCAAGGAACCAGTTTCCATCGCCGCAGCGATGTTCCCTAACCTTAAGCAATCATGATGAGACCTCAGAGAGGTTGAACGGCAATGCCCAGACTCATCCTGACGACCCACGCCTATCCCCTCAACCTCTCTAAGGAACCATAACCCATGGCAATTCTTGGCTCACTAGCCTTAACCTACGCCGATTGGGCGAAGCGGCTCGAAGACGGCTACCGCATCGCCTCCATCATCGAACTCCTTTCCCAAACCAATGAGATCCTCGATGACATGCTCGTTGTCGAAGGCAACCTCCCAACTGGGCATAAGACCACCGTCCGCACGGGTCTCCCTCAGGCTACTTGGCGACTCCTCAACCAAGGCGTTCCCAATGCCAAATCCACCACTGCCCAGATTGTTGACACCTGCGGCAACCTTGAAACCTATGCGGTTATCGACAAAGACATTGCCGACCTTAACGGCAATACCGCTGAGTTCCGCCTCAGTGAAGTCCGCGCCTTCCTCGAAGGCATGTCCCAACAGATCGCCGCAACGCTCATCTATGGCAATCAGTTCACCAACCCCGAGCGCTTCACTGGCTTCGCCCCGCGCTACTCAACCAAGACCACCTCCGCATCCCAAACCGCCAACAACGTCCTCGATGGCGGTGGTGTATCCACAACCAACTCCTCAATCTGGATCACGACTTGGGGATCCGACACCACCCATGCCACATTCCCCAAGGGCAAGATCACTGGTCTCCAACATCGCGATATGGGTGAATGGCCTGTGCAAGACGCATCTGGCAACACATATCAGGCCTACCGCGATCACTTCAAATGGGAGATCGGTCTCGTCCTTCGTGATTGGAGATACACCGCACGTGTGGCGAACATCGACGTGACTCAGCTTACCGGCGTCTCTGCCGCGAACCTGATCAACTTATTGGTTCGTGCGCTCTATCGCCTACCTACCGCACCTGCCAGTGCCACCGCAATTCAATCGAGCGACACCCCTGACATCCGAGCCAACATGGGCCGGGTTGTTATGTACTGCAATCGCGTCATCCGAACCTATCTCGACCTCCAGGCGATGAACAAAACCAACGTCCTGCTCCGCCTCGAGGAATTCCAAGGTAAGGTCATCACCACCTTCCGTGGTCTCCCAGTCCGCACTTGTGACGCGATCCTCAACAATGAAGCCCAGGTTACCTGAAGGAGCAACCCCATGATTCTCGATGGATTTCTAGCATTCGACGTTGCGGCCTTGGTCAACCCAAACGGCACAACGCAAAACTCCACCAACGTCATTGATCTCCACATCTCTGGTGGTGGTCTGCCTGTCCTTGCCAACCTTCAAGGCGCAAGGGACATCGGCATCGGTGACGATCCCGCACTCAAACTCTTGGTTCAGGTTACCACTGCCTACACCGGTGGCACCTCCCTCTCTGTAACCCTCCAAGGCGCAACCGACAACGGCTCTGGCGCCCCTGGCACCTACTCCACTTGGTACGTCTCGGCAGTCTACACCACGGCCCAACTTGTAGCCGGTGCACGTCTCCTTGACATGGACATGCCCCGTCCTCCCGCTGGTGTTGCCATCCCTCGCTTCCTTCGCCTAGTCTACACCTCAGTCGGCGCGGTGTCTGGCAACATCTCGTCCTTCATCGTCCTTGATCGTCATGATCAGATGTATCAATCAACCAACAACGCTGTGCTTGGTGGCTATCCACCGGGTATTGCGATTGCCAACTGAGGAGCCAATCATGAAAAAGCTCCTCCTTGCATCTGCGGCATTGGGCCTATTGGCCCTTTGTCCCGCATCGGCACAGATCAATGCTGTGCCTCAGATTGGCCTCACCACTGGCTATCTCCCCAAGGTAACCTACTCCTCGGCCTTCATCGGCCTAGTCCCACCTGCCTCGGCAACCGATGAAGTCTGCATCGCTGGCTCCGCAACCAAAGTCGTGCGTGTAGTACGCATGGTGATCGGCGGTTCAGCCGGTACCTTGGTCCAACTCCCAGTCACCGTGGTCAAACGTGCCACTGCTGACACTGGCGGTACCATTGGCACAACCACAGCTAACCCCGGTATCACAACCCAAATCGCCTCTCGCGATACTGGCCAAGCTGCCAACACCTCAGCCTCTGCGGTTCTTGTCTCCTACACCGCAGTGCCAACCATCAACGACGCCGCACCGGTTTATATCGATTCGGCAAACATGGCCTTGTCTGTCACCTCTGTAGCAACCCAACCAGCCATGACTGTCTTCGACTGGGGTCGTGACATTGAGAACAACGTCCAAGTCCCAACTCTTCGTGGCGTTGCCCAGCAACTGTGCTTGAACTTCAACACCATCTCAATCTCCTCTGGCGTGCTAAATGGCTCTGTCACTTGGATGGAGGAATAACCCATGCGTCGAATCCTAGCCCCAATCCTCCTCATCCTTGGCCTGTCCATTGGCCTTGTCTATGCCCAGAACGTTACCAAATCGGTCCAACTCTCTCAAGACCCTAGCGGACCGATTGGATTTGATACCCTACTCAATACCTACTTCCAAGGCCACATCCTTATCACTCCTAGTGTACGACCAGTACCAACTATTACATCTTGTGGCACTGGTTCACCAACCGTCGCCGGCACTGATGTGGCGGGCAAGATCACCACAGGTTCAGGTGCATCCACCTCCTGTGTCCTAACCTTTGGCACAGCCTATGTTACTGCCCCTGCTTGCCAACTCTCAACCGCTGTGACCAACGCTGGGCCTCTATTCCTAGCCACAACCACAACCACGGCAACCTTCAACTATGCCTCAGCAACTAGCTTGATCATTGCCTATAACTGCATGAGCTCATCATGAACAAGATCCTTGCACTTGTCCTGGGGCTTGCCTTATGGGCATCTCCCACACTTGCCGTCACCTCCTCAACTCCCATCGGTGACGCAGCCTACACCATGCTCTCCACGGATCAACGCGTCATTACCTCCGTGGCCCTCACCGCCGCACGTATCTGGACCCTGCCTTCCGCGGGTGCTTCTTGTGTCGGCCAAACCTGTCCCGCCATCTCCCTCGACGTAATCGATGTAATCGGTGGCGTGACCTCAACCAACACCCTCACCATCACCCCAGCCTCGGGCGAAACCATCAACGGAGCCACAACCTCCATTGTCCTCACCGGCGCATTCTCTCGCGTATCCCTAACCCCAACCAACGGCTCAAACTGGGCCGCAACTATCTCCGCATCCGATGTTCAAGTCTTCCAAACCGCTGGTGCCGCAACATGGACCGCACGCAAAGGCATTGCCTGGGCTAGAGTCCTCGCTTGCGGAGCCGGAGGAGGAGGCGGAGGCGCTGGAGTTGGTCCTGCCTCAGGCACTGCTTGGGGCGGAGGTGGAGGAGGCGGAGGTGGAGCTTGTATCGAGCAAGTCTTCCGCGCATCCGACCTCGGCGCCAGTCAAGTCCTCACCATTGGTGCTGCTGCGGCTGCTGCGGCTAATACCGCATCAGGAACCGTCGGCGGCAACACCTGCTTCGGCGGAACAGCCGCTTGCGGTGGCACACCAATCATCCAAGCCTTTGGCGGGGGTGGAGGTGGTGTTGGCCTAACCGGTGCTGGTGGCTCTGGAGGTGGCTCAGGTGGTGGCTTTGCCGCAGTTGGCAACGTTGGCACATCCACTGGTGGCGCTGCTGTCTTTGCTGGTGGCGCTGGTGGATCATCTCTCACCGGCGGCACTTCTCAAAGCATCGGTGGTGGAGCCGGTGGTGCTGGTGGTACAGCCGCTGGCGCCGCTGGTGTGGCTGGAGGTGATTCTACCTTCTCCGCACCGGGCGGAGGTTCTGGTGGTGGTATCACAACTGCCCCCGCAACCACTGCTGGCGGAGCCGGAGGTAGATCCACAGGCTGCAACACTGCCCCTGCTGGCGGCGCTGTAACCTCCTCAGCCACAACTCCAGGTGTCTCAACCGCCGCATTCGCTGCCAACCAAATCGGTTGCGGTGGCGGTGGAGGAGCATCCTCAACCCTATCCACAATCAACCCAGGTGCTGGCGGTGCTGGTACCCATGGTGGTGGTGGCGGTGGAGGAGGCGTAGCCTGTATCTCTGGTGGCGCCTGTACTGCCGTTGCCACAACCGGCACTGGTGGCAAAGGCGGTGACGGATTCATCGCTGTAACCTCTTGGTAAGGATCAACCAAATGCGAAAGCTAGTAGCGGCATCTATCCTTCTCTTCGGGCTGGCATCGCCGCTGCTGGCCCAGCAATTCCCAATCCAAGGCGGCGCCAACGTCGTCCCTCAAGCCGGATCATTCTCCAACGGCTCCCAAGGTGTCCCTATCGGTGCCGTTCCCACTACCAACGGTGGTTGGGTTCAGAACTGGCCCGATCAAACCAAACAACTCTTCGTTGACGATTTCTCTGCCGGTACTCTCAATACCATCAATCGTTGGCAAACTCCAACCTCTGGGTCTGGCGGTACTGTTGCCTCTAACGCCGTGGGTCAAACCACCCTGGTTGGTAACACAACCGCTAATGGCTTCTCAGCCCTCACCACCCAACTGATCTTCTTCGACAAGAATCCCGGCTACGTCTTCTTCCAAGCCAACATCAACCTCTCCAACCCGTCCACAACCAACACCGTTGAATACATCGGCTTCGGCACAATCCCAACCACTCCCACGGCCGCAGCCTATTGCACCAACTGCGTAGGCTTTGAAGATGGAATCGATGGCAAGCTCCGTGCAGTAACCTGGGCCTCAGGTACCAAAACCATTATTGCCGACCTCTCCGTGGCTCAAGGCATAACCCCAGCCTCCACTCAATCCCTCTCCGGTGCAGTTGGATCATTCAGTGCAGGATGTGCTTGCACTCCGCAACACACCGACACTGGCTCTTACAAATACGTCATCTACTTCCGTGGTGACAACATCCTCTGGTACATGGAGAACCAAGTAAATGGCCAACTCCTTCTCGTAGCCTATACCACCCGCGGAGCCTTAGGCCCTGACGTTAACCAACTCCCTGCCTCATTCGTCGTCGTCAATAACACCGTAGGACCTACGGTGGGCTCGACGATGCAAATCAACCAAGTAACCGTCGGTGACTCCTCAGGCAATCCAATTACCGCAATCTCCACCATAGCTGGCTCAGCTGCATCTAGTTCCGTCCTCAAAGCCTCCCCCGGCCACTTAATCGGCGCATATGCCAATTGCACCGCCGCCTGCTGGCTTATGATCTTCAACTCCATCGCCGCTCCAAGCAATGGTGCAACCACCGCTGGAACCGCTGCCAACGCCTTGCAAGACTGTATTCCAATCGCCGCAGGTGGAGTTGGCGGTATCAACTACACTCCGCAACCCTTTGAGTTCTTCTCCGCTGGCATAACCGCCGCAATATCCTCCACCGCTTGCGGAACGCTAACGCTCTCCACCGTTGGCTTCATCCACGGAACAGTCCAATGAAGCGGCTCCTTTTAGCACTCTTCACCTTAGCTCTTATCACCGGGCCGCTTAATGCCCAAACCGTTACTTCCTCCGGTGTCAATGCTGGAACCAACCGTGTCCTTGGCACCCTTCGTACTGCCAACTTCAACATTACTACAGATCAAGCAATTCCAATCTCGGCCTTGGTCTATAACATCTCGGCAATCTGGATCACCAATTGTACAATCTCCATGACTACTGCGGCTGGAGGATTCTATCCAACAACTGCCAAGGGTGGTACTGCCTTAGTGGCTAATACCCAAGTCTACAGCGCCTTAACCGCAGCAACTGTCCTCTTAGCCGCTACCCTGAATGCAGGTGCTAACCTACCCACTACTCGTTCAACTACCTCACCTCTATATCTTTCCCTAACCACTGCCCAAGGCTCTGCAAGCACCTGTGATGTCTATATCCTTGGCCAAGACTTAACCTGAAAGGACCTACTTATGGCTCGCTGGCGTCTCTCCACTTCTCACTACCTCTCAGTCGAAAACAACGAATGGGAGTATAACGAAACCGACCGTGCTACGGGCAAGCAGATCCGTACTCGACTAAAAGTCCCTCTCCAACTCGATGTTGACGATCCCAATTGTTGGAACGTTCAATACCGCAATCCCCGAGGCGAGGTAGTCGCAGGGGAAATCATCGTCGCTAGGCGTACTGGCGAAGAACACAAGGACGACATCATCTTCATCGGCGACCCGACCCCTGACATGATCCCTGTCGATGACGAGGCCAAAGCCGTATCCGCAACCTTCTCCAAGCGTTGGGGAATGGCACCCAATGTCGACATGTCCTTCGGCCAACACGTCATGGAAAGCTTCCAAGCCGAGCAAGCCCGTATCCAATCCGAAGCCAACGTCGTCAAGATCGAGGGCATGGCAGAGATTATGAAAACCATGTCCGATATGCTTGTCCAAAACCAACAACTTATCATGGCCCTCGCTGCAACCAAGACGGTTGAACGGAGAGTGTAATGTCATCTCAGACTGATCTCGACCAAGGCGGGACGTTTCGCCAATTGGAACGAATCTACCTCGGTCCATCAGTTGGTTGGATTAACGTTCCGCAACAAGCTGTGCTGCCAATAGTTGCCACGGGGACCTATACCATCTCCCGTGGCACCAATCTAATCACCATCAACACCAACTCCAACGTAACCATCAGTCTCCCTTCATCCAAAGCCTCGGCGCAAACCCCTCAAGCCATCCCTGGCCAATGGGTTCTAGTTCCACTCACTATTGTCGACATTGGTGGCTTTGCCTCGGCCAACACCTACACTATCAACCCAAATGGTGCCGAAACAATCTCTGGCTTAGCCACCATACGTCTTAGTGCCAACTACGGTGCCTTTATCCTTAAACCCATTCTCGAAACTGGTGGATGGACCTTAACCCAATGAAACGTCTGCTTCTCACTCTAGCCCTATTTCTTCTACCTTCGGCAACCTGGGCCCAATGCAATGGCGTATTTCCCGCCAATACTGTCTGCGGCAACCTAACCGGCTCACCAGCAATTCCCTCTGCTCAGACCGCAGTTGGTACAATCGTAGTCGGCCCGGTATCATCTGTGGTTGGTGATGCCGCGGTTTGGAATAACACAGTAGGCACATTACTCAAAGACGTTCCATTTCTTCAAGTCTACGGCACACAATCTGCCAATACCTTCCTCTCCGGCCCATCATCTGGCGCAGTTGCCTTCCCCACTTGGCGCGCCATAGTCGCTGCGGATCTTCCCGCAGGTGTTCCATCCAATACTCTCCGCACAGTCACTTCTGGCCCAGATACCGTCTTAACCACAGATTGCGGTAAGGTCCTTCAAGAAGGTACTGGTTCTAGTGGCCTGTGGACAATCACCCTTCCCGCTGTCGGATCGTTCAGCGGTGTTTGCGTAGTCTCCATTTACAACGGCGATACAACCTCCCTTAATAGCAAACTCCTGTCTGGATTCCCAACCAACTGTTGGGTTGCGGCCAACTATGGCATATTTCCTGGCCAAATGCTCCAAGTCGAAATTATAAATGGCGCTTGGCAGGTTTCTAGTTGCCCAGGATTATACTCACCACGCACAGCGATGACACTATTCATCGATAATTCTGGATCGGATTCTCTTGGCGATGGTACTGCCGGTAGTCCTTTTGCTACTATGCAAAAGTGCATCAGTCTTTACGAACAAGCTGTATTCTATCCTATCGGCCTTACCCAACCCACATGCTCCCACACTGCATCCCAAACCATCACCGAAAGCGCCACTCATGTGGTGCCAATCCCTGGCACCAACACTTTAAACATCACAGGCAATGGCGCGGCATTCACATGGAAACCTTCCGGTTCCAACCCCCATGTGCTACTGCTAGGCAACGGTGCCAACATTCAACTAGCCCAGACCATCTTCTCCGGTGCCAGTGCCACTTGTTTCAGCAGCGTGCCCTTGCCCTGTGTGTTGTTCAAGATCCACAATAACGGCATCTTCGAAACCGTTGCCGCTACTGTCCAATGCGACAATACTGGCTCCGGTGGCTTTTGCATTGGCAGTGACCAAAACACCCAGGGTGGTGCTCAGTTCAACATCAACAATGGGCTTGTATTATCCGGCACCATCGGCAGTGTATTCGACTTCAATGGCGGAGCTAGGCTCCTATTCAATGGCACCCTACTCGCCAGTGGCGGCCCAACCATATCCCAGATCGTCGGCGCCAGGGGGCTTTCCAGTGTGGTGTTCGCTGGGAACTTCCTCACTGGTGGGTCGTTTGGTGCCGCTCGCCAATGGGCGATTTTGAATGGGGCTATTCTCTGCAACTCTAGTGGCACAGCTATCCCTGGATCAACAGCAGGTATAAATACTGCGGCAACGTTTGCCGCAGGCGTAATTGTCAATAGCGGTGTGTCCGCAGGAGGTTGTTAGTGGTCGACGAACTAGAATACAAACTCGACGACTCTGTTACTGAACGAGACTTACTCTTTCGTATCTATCGTGAACTCACTACAATCCGCCAAGGTATGACCAAAGCCCTATACGCCATGGCAGAGGCAGAGAAGGAGGTCCCTGAGAAGATGCGACGGTTCATGAACTACTACCACGACGTGGTTCATGTAAAGGCTGCGTATGTTGAACTTGGACTGACACCACCAAGGGAGATTGATCAAGAGATGGAACGTAATCACGACCGAGCTTTGCAAATCCTCCACGATCTCCATTCCGATGGTGGTCATTTTGAAAAGGTTCGGCGTGAGATGACTACACATTCTGTTAAGCCACGTTATGACCACACTCGCCAAATCGCCAAACCAAATGGAGAAGCCAAATGAAACAAGGCCGAGCAACGCGTGATATGAGCGAAAGCTCCAAGACCGAACCAGTGAGCCGTGGGGTTAACCCTGCCTACACTGCTGAATTAGGCATTAAGCAAGTCCGCACCAACTCGGTGCCGATGTATGAAGGTCGAGGGCTCAAAGCCCCGATGGTAAGCCAAGCCACTCACAAAGCCGGCTCACAAGGAAAGAGGTAATACCATGATGGACGTGAATGAGATTGCGGCCCTTCTTCATATTCAGAAGGAAACTCGGGATCAGCCTAGCTTGAAGGCCATCCACGATGCAGCCATGCGGAAGCTTGTGGAGCATAATTCATCGCATACCGAGGCTCCCAAGCCCGAGGAAATCCCACCCACTGCCGGACCATTGACCCTTGGTGCCGTGCAAGAGGGTGCCGATGATGACGAACCCAAAACCAACGGAAGGCGAATCTAATGTCCCTCACTCGCGATGGCGGTAAGCCTAACGTTGGCGATGTCCGCAACTACATGGCTCCGCAAGGGCCCAAGAACATCATGGATGGCAATGGCCCTGGGCTCCATGGTGACAACTTCGGCAATGGCCAACAGCCCTCCGGCGGCCAGTCTTCTGGCTCCGTTGGACTTGGTGGTGACAACTGTGGCGTCTGTGGAAGCCAAGGAAAGCGATAACCAATGACCGCGCTTGTAGACATCTGCAACCGATCGCTACAAGTCCTCGGCACCCGCACGACCGTTGCGGCAAGTGAGGTTGGACCTGGATCGACTCCACTCTCCAACGAAGCCATTCAGTTCAACCTTATCTTCGCCAACGCTCGAGACGACCTGCTCCGCAAAGCACCATGGAATTGTGCGATGCGGACAGCCAACCTCACCTACATCACCTCCTCTCCCGGAACCCCTGAAAACACCTCAGCTGCCACAACCCTTTGGGCTCCGGGCCAACCGCCACCTCCATGGGCCTACGAGTACCAATACCCCATTGATTGCCTACGCCCAGCATTCATCATCCCCTCAACCCAAACCGGCTTCACCAGCGGAATCCCAATCACCACAGCCGTAACCGGTGGTGCCTCATCATATTGGTGGGGCCAACCAATCCGTTATGCTGTGCAAACCGATTACTTCGTACCTATTACCGCTGCCGCAGTTGCCAATGGCGGAACTGGATACAATCTCCAAGACATCATTACCCTTGCCTCCACTCCTCAGGGTTCCGCACCAATCGGCACACCAGTTCAACTTATCGTATCCACCGTCGGCGGAGGTGGCGTAATCACCTCCGTTGGTATTCAGAATGTAATCAATGGCGCTGCTGGATCGGCTGGTGGATCATACTTTCAAGTCCAAACCAACCCAGTTGCCCAAGGCTCCACTAATGGCACTGGTACAGGTGCTACCTTTAATCTCACCACTGGTCCAGTTGCTCCGCAACGGGTAATCCTTACCAATCAGGAGTTCGCCACACTTAGCTACGTGGCCCAAGTCACTGATCCAAATGTAATGGACTCCTTATTCCAAACCGCTTGGATCAACCTCATTGCTAGTGCCATGATGATGGCCCTTAAAGAGAACTCCAGAGACAAGGCCAATTCCCTAATCAAACTCGTCAACGAAAAGATCATGGAAGCTCGTGTTGCTGATGGCAATGAAGGCCTTGTGATCAACGACGTGACCCCTGACTTCATCCGCATCCGAGGCAATGCATTTGGCAATAGCTATACCTCTGGGCCATATGATGGCTTTCAATGGGGTGATTGCTTTGGTATGTACTAATGGCTGAACAACACATCCAAGCATCCTTCAACAGCGGCGAATGGAGCCCTAAGCTCTATTCCCGCGTTGACCTTGCCAAATACAAATCCGGTGCAGCCTTACTCCTAAACTGGTTTGTGGACTATCGCGGTGGAGCATCCACCCGAACCGGAACCAAATACATCCTCCAATGCTACAAGTCCGCAACCGCTGTCCGTCTAATCCCTTTCCAAGCCTCCTTCACCGTCGGCTATATTCTCGAGTTCGGTGATCGCTATGTGCGGTTCTTCTTCAACGGCGCACCGGTACTTGAATCCGGAATCTCAATAACCGCCGCAACCAAAGCCAATCCCTGCGTCATAACTGCCGTTGGCAATACCTATACCATTGGCGATTGGATATTCGTCGCCTCTGTTGGTGGCATGACTCAACTCAACGGACGATATTTCTCAGTCACCAACGTTGCGGGCAATAATGTTACAATCGCTAATTTGAACGGTGTTGCCATTGACTCAACTGCCTTCACCGCATACACCGCAGGTGGTACATCCGCGCGTGTTTATACCATCGTCTCTCCCTATCTCGCAGCCGATCTTGCTAAGATTAAATACGCCCAAAACGTAAACCAAATGGTGCTTTGCCATCCAAGCTATCAGACCTATATCCTAACCCTAGTAACCGCAGCCAATTGGAACCTGTTGCCAATTGTAATCGGCACCAGCGCCACAGCACCAGTTGCACCTGTAATTAGTAGTACAGTTGGCGGCGGAGCAGTTGGATATTCCTACGTAGTCACATCAATCGATGGCAATGGACAGGAATCTTCACCCAGCGTAGCCGGGGCTATAACATCCCAAGACATGCGTACTGTTGCCATGTCCATCGCCATTCAATGGAACAACGTTGCCGGAGCAGTTGGATACAACGTCTACAAATCCGATGTTACTTACTTCGGCTCTGTTCCTGCTGGTCAAACATACGGATTCATTGGCTCGGCAACCACTCCTAGGCTAGATGACTCTAACATCACCCCAGACTTCGCCCAAACTCCACCAATCGCCAAGAATCCATTTCAAGGCTCTGGGGTTGATCATGTTAATGTCACCGTCAATGGCACTTATACCACAGTACCCACAGTATCCCTAACCGGTGCCTCATCTACCATTGCCGGTTCCGTGTCAGCTATTTTACAAGTCACGGGCACACCAACAGTCGGCGCTGGCGGTGCGGGTTATGTGATTGGCGATACTGTTTCACTCACAAACGGAGTTATTCTAGTCGTCAAAACGGTAGCTGCTGGTGTTGTCACCGCTTGGCAAGCTATTACCGTTGCGCCATCTAACTCCGGTGCCGTATCCTCAGGCTCAACCCCGGCTAATCCAGTGGCCCAAACTTCAACCTCCGGAGTTGGCGCTGGCGTAACAGCTAATCTAGTCTGGGGCGTTACACAAGTTCAGGTCCTCAACTCCGGTGCAGGCTATCTATCCGTTCCCACCGTTACCTTCTCCGCAGGCATAGCCGCAGCTACTGCTGTTCTTTCAACCAGTTCCAATGGCTTCCCATCTATTCCAGCGTTCTTTCAACAACGTCTAATTTTGGCTGGCCCAACGGCTTCGCCACAAACATTCTACATGTCCCAACCTGGGGCGTACTACAACTTCAACGTCTCCAGCCCGCCTCAGGCAACCGATTCTATAACCGCAACGCTTGTCTCGGGCCAACTTAATACAATCAAATCCATGGTTAGCCAAACCACAGGACTGTTAGTCCTAACCGATCGTGCTTCTTGGTTAGTCAATGGTGGCTCTCCTGGCTCGGCCATTACCCCAGCCGCCTTAGTCGCCAATGCCCAAAGCTTCAATGGCGTTAGCGATATTCAACCCATTATCGCCAACTACGATGTGCTTTACGTTCAAGCCAAAGGCTCAATCGTCCGCGATTCCTCGTATAACATCTATGCCAATGTCTACACAGGCACAGACATCTCCATCCTAGCTTCCCATCTCTTCTATGGCTTCTCCATCACCAGTTGGACATGGGCTGAAGAACCATTTAAAATGGCTTGGGCAGTGCGATCTGATGGCACTATGCTAACTCTTACCTTCCTCAAAGAACAAGAATTCATCGGCTGGGCCCATTCCACTACAGTCGGTGGCTCGTTTCAATCCGTTACTTCAATCACTGAACAAAGTACTCTAGCAGGCACAGTTGACGCTGTTTACTCCATCGTCCAACGAACCGTCAGTGGCTTCACCGTTCAATACATCGAGCGCTTTGCCGAACGAATCTTCACCGCAGGAGTCACCGATGCTTGGTGTGTCGACGCCGGTCTTCAATACACTGGTGCTCCTACTACTTCTTTCTCTGGTGCTGAACATCTAGCTGGCCTTACGGTTACTGGTCTTGCGGACGGAATTATCATCGCTCCGTTTGTTATGCCAGCTAGCGGACAGTTTACCCTCGGAGTTGCAGCCGCCAAGGTAACAGTCGGCATTGGCTATACCTGTGACCTCCAAACCCTTGCAGTCGATCTTGGCGAACCAACCATTCAAGGCCGAGTAAAGAAGATCCAAGACGTAGACGCACGTGTGGCTGAGACTCTTGGGCTAAGTGTTGGCTCAGACTTCACTACCTTGGTAGCCATGAAAGACTTAGTCCGAGGTAACATCAGTTCTATGCTCACTGGTCTCCCTTCCCAAGTCGTCACTGATCTCGTCACAGGTGATGCCAAGTCCATCCTTGACCCAACCTATACCGTCTATGGCCAAACTTGCTTTCGCCAATCGAATCCTTACCCCGCCACTTTATTGGGTGTCATATTGAATGTAGATGAACATCAAGCCAAGAGGACTGGGGGATGATTAAGTCTATTAATCTTATACCTCGGTCAGAGCGATTGGGTTTATTGCCTAGTCTCAATCCACAATCGGATGCCGAGCGAGATGTTATCGTTCAATATCTTCAGGGCTCAACCTGTGTATGGGCTGCTGAGGTTGACGACAACATCATCTGCATATTCGGCA